CGTTAAACTTAGTAGCCGGACTATAGGCATAAACACCTAGATAATACTTCGTATTTGATGTGATTGTAAAATCTGGATTGCCAATTTTTCCAGAATTAAAATTACTGAGAGTTAAGGCGGTAGCTTTATTTGGCACATTGACCTTCGTAGAAACAATGATACGAGGGTTAGCCCCATACAGACCAGTATTCTTCTTCGTCACCCCCATTTCAAGCGTAGTGAAATCTTCAGCAGGTGAGCCTAAATCTGCGATTTCAACGGTGCCCTTAATAGTGTCCTTCATGACGACGACATCTTTAACCTTTACGCCAGACAGAGGTTTATAAACAACAAAGTTAGTGGTTTTGATTTCTGACTCTTGGTTTTGATAAATTTGTCTAGCCCTGAATTCAACTTGTTTACCAGCTGGAAACCTCACCTCAAATTGTTGTTTTTCCCATGGTTTTTTGGCGGTAGGAAGTGCAGTCCACTCAGTAGGGGTGCCGTCTTTCACCGTATATAAATATTCAGTCGTGACATTTGCGTCGTAGTTTTTAGTTTTATCTCCACCAGTAATCGCAATTGTGACAGCAGTCTCAGTCAAAGACACTCTTGATTGTTTGACAACCTCAATAGTATCAATCGGTGCAGGTGGGGTATGGAAGACCTCACTAGAAACATAACTAGCGTTCCCAGTATGTGCATTATCTGTGTAGCAAGCTAGCTTAAAATCTAAACAGCCTTTTATTTCAATCTGACCGCCTCGTCTAACCAGTGGGTATGAATTAGCAGGAAAAGTAAAGGTCGTCGACAAGTCTCGGGTGACAGTTTTTAAGCCCATACCAGTGCGAGAAGTATCACCAAGGTTCTGTAATGTCGAATTCTTATCAGCAATAAAGCCTTCATGCCATGGGGTACCAGCACCTGTTTGCCCCCAGCTAGAGACAGAGGTTCTCATCACCACCTCGTTCCACTTGGTAGAAATAAGAGCCGCATACGGATTTTGAGGGGTAGTAGGGCCAGTATTTATTGTCACAGTTCTAGACCACGAGCCTTCAAAGTCATTACGATACCCTCGCCCAGCAGTAAATGTGACGGTTCTTTCCCCATTTGCACAGGCCTTATAAAAATTCGTTGTATAAACATCACCGACTTGTATTCCACTTCTAACCCAGTTCTGGAAGGCCGTATCTTGGAAGACCTGACCGTCGATAGTCATTGTTGGGACAGGGAAATTTTGGTCAGAATACGAAAATGAACCACCAGACCTATGGCGGTAGTGCATCTGAGCAGTGATGCCAGAGCCATTGACATTAACGATTAGTTCACAGATAAATTGTCCGTTTGCCATATTTTATATCTCCTCCGTAATAAAGTAGATTGTCTTTGAGGTAGGGTCGGCAGCCCGTGGGGCTGGTTGGGCGACTGAACCATCAATATTGCGATTAAGTATTTCGTACTTTATCTTCCTTTTATTATCTAATCTCGATACGAAATTGGATTTTAGATATTCAGACAAGTCATCATATGCATCTGAGACAGAAGCGTCTAATTGGTTCCATGTATTACCATACCAGTACCACCCAGAGCCAGCAGACACTTTGACAACATTAGCACCGGCGTTAAAAGGCTGATAGTTCGTAGCGTTATTAACATGAACCATATCAAAGTCATGTAAGTCTTGAGCTTTGCCCTTCACCCAGTTTTTACCATCGTAAGTATATTCAACATTTCTAGCGAGCGCCATGTCACCCTTAATCGGTGTTACCTCACTACTTGCTAAATGGTCGATAGAGTAGACTAGGTAATCGTAGGTTTTGAAATATTTATAAAGTGGCTGGATTGATTCTTGTAATTTGTCATAAATCGCACCACCAGTTACGAGAGGGTTGGTAGCCTTATCATTGAAGTTCTTTGCAGGCGTAATCCATTTTCCACCGATAAAGACCTTTCCAGCCCCACCTTGTTTATAGATGTTAAAGTCATCGTTAAGACCGCTACAAATTAAACAGTTAATCGCAGTATAGAAGCGATAGATGCGAGAGAGCATTGAGAAGAGGGTAGGGTCTTCTGGGTCACCATCACAAGCTAATTTATGTTCATCATTAGTGTAGATTTCTCTTTCATCTTCCTTAATCGCATTCCACTCTTCACAGATGAGTTCAGCAAGGTTAGATAGGCTCTGGCATAGCACATTGTTGATTAAGAGTGGGCCATTGTAAGGGGTATCATCTGGTGTTTTGATAGATACCGTGAGACAGGTTTCACCAGTTTCGCCTCTTAGTCCATCGCCAACAGAGTAAGCCCTCACGCAGATATATGAGCCATAAGCAACACAAGACAGTCTTGCGATAAGCTCTGTAATATTTACAAACTCGCTCCACTCGCCGTTATTCACATGGTACGAATAGCGATGCTTAACGGTATTGAAACGATTGCCATCTGGCTGAGTAAATGGGAAGTTCACATTTATACAAGTCCCTGTATCTGTTTGGGTTGGGGTAGAGAAGATAGGGGCGTTAATCGGGGTTGGGGTGAAGAAGGTAATTTGTTTGTTAATAGGTGAACACACACCGTCTTTTGATGAGTAAGATTGGACAATCACTTCTTTTGAGGTGTCGAGTTTAGGGATTGTTAATACCCCATCTTTTCCGAGTTCAATCCATTTTGCATTATCAAGCGTTGCCATGACAGATGGGTTAGCAGTAATTTCACCTTTCTCAAGCTGAAAGCGTTGAGTGTCGTTAATCACCGTACCAGCTGGGGCTTGAAGGAAGACATAAGCAGACTTATACGGTACATCTGCAGTAAAAGTAGTGGACATATTGTTCTGATAAATAGTCACATCTTTCGGGCCTGAGTCGCCTTGTAGCTTCAATATGACATTGTAGCCAACAGGTGGGTGGTCAATGGAAAAGGTATAAGTACCTGGGTAAAGAATAGGGGTGAAGTTCGATGCGTTAGTAATATTTGCCCAGCCAGTATTACCCATAACACCGCTAAACGACCATGTGTTATCACCGTTCCTTGAAGACGAGATACCGTTATTATTCCTGTTATTGCCAGCTACATCATAGATATTCTTATTATGCAGAGTAATCTTATATTTTGCTGTAGACAGAGTAATCTTGTTCATGAGATTATCAAACGCAAAACCTGGGTGTGAGAGGTATGGGAAATAAACCCCAGTCTCTGTCTTATCGACAACAAAGGTTGTGCTCTTCTTCCAGCTAAGAATAGAAGCGAGCGTGTGATTGCCACCAGTATTTGAGTCGGCATTTAGCTTAAAATTGCCAGTTGCAGTCCGCTCTAACCTATATAGGCCTGGGGCGAGGCTAATTTGTTGAATATTGAGAGTTGTCCAACTTGTAGACATAGTACCGTTGCTCTTGATATAGCCACCACTTTCCTTCGTGTGAGTCACACCAACTGAAGTGCTAGTATCATTAAAAGATAATGCTATTGGGTTTACAGGGTAAGAGTCTAAGAATTGTAGTCCTTCAACCTTCTGTGGGGATTGTGGGCGAGGAGAGGTAAGAGAAGTCAAATACGGTGAGTATTCAGGCAGATTATTCTCGTTAAAAGTACCATAGAAGAGGCCAAAGTTACCAAATAAAGGAAGCGTGGCGGTATTATCATTTTGCCTGCCACACATAATTGACATAGTATATCGGTCATATTTCGTAAAGTCAGCTGTGAAGTTATGGATTTTAGAGGTCTTATTACCAATTACATCAGAACCGCTGCCGTCTTTTTTACGAGCAGAAATCTCAACATAGAACTTAGTATTTGGGTTGTTATATTGAGCAATTGTATATGCTCTGTTGTCCATTAAAATTCCTGTAATATCTCGGCCAACAAGTTGCACCCAGTCACTATCTGGTGTGCCAGAAAGCCTCAACACACCATCGATATTGGCTAAGGTTAGCCCATTTTTATTTACAGGCAGCCCAGAGAACTCATCGAACATATTTCTATACCCAGCAAGAATACCATCACCGATATATGGTTCATCAGTAATTTCTTCACCAAATGATAGTTTAGGGGTGAAAGCACCAAGGTCGATATTTGTACCGACAACATCACTAAGATTAATACGAAGAGTTCTAAACGGACGGTCAGCGGTAAAGGTCACCTTAGTTTGACCAGCGTTTAAGTTGACATTAAGATACCCACCACCGACGACATAATTGCCTGCGACGGTCAGGGTGTGGTTCAACCCTCTATCGACAGAGAAAGTATATTTTCCTGCAGGGAATAAAGCATTGTCGTAAAAAGCAGATATTGTAGCCCAACCAGCCGTCATTGTGCCTTTAGCTTCAGTAATACGACCATTAGCGTTAGTCTTAACAGAGACACCATTAGTGACATAGTTTTTATCGAATTTAACAAGATTTTTGCCTTCATACCTATTCTGAGACAACTCACCAATCACAGGTTGCAAATCAGTATATTCAGCCGCCCCTAAATCGGTAATTACAGGGTCTTTCATCTCGTAATAGACCGTGACAGGTGTGCCTTTAGCTTTCTCAGCTTTCAGCCAGTTCTTGAACGAAGCGACATCGGTGATGCCTAGGTTAAGAGCATCAGGAGCGGTGAACCAAAAGCCCATAGTATTAGAATACTTAGGGAAATTGTTATAACCGCCATAAATCGCCACACCTGTTTTATTTTCCCTTGTCGTATAGACAGCACCTTCGTTAATCGCATTAAAATGCGAACAGATAATATTAGCTACAGAGTTTTGTTGAACAAAGATTTTCTCTTCAGTCGAATTTTTATACTTAAATCCGATAGTGCCAGCCTTAGTGATGTAATATTGGGTAATACTGTTTTCTTCACCACTAAGTTCAAGCTTCCCTACCCTCTTCACGAGTTTAATACGACCCCCTTCAACTTTCACCTCGTCATAGACATTATCAGTTAGTTTGTATAGTCCTTCACCTTCTGGTAGAGCAACAGATTGTTCATGATAATCAACGATATTATCATTGACCGCTGTGCCTTCACTTATCGTCAATTTGAAACGTGTGTTATTAAAAGTATATGGGTGTCTGATTTTTTCGCCGCTAAAGGCGAAATAGAGAAAGATATTGTTTATGTCGCCATCTGGAATATAGGCGGTATAGAGCTTGCCAGCAGGAATATAAAACTCTCTTGGATTAGAGCCAGCTACAGGATTTTTATATGCGAACCTACCACGAAGCCCCATTAAGAACGGAGCATCTAGCAAAAATGTATATTGTTTGCCTTTCTTTAATTCAATCGGTGAGTCGGTAGTCAAGTTCTCACCCCAACCATTATTTGTTGTGCCATTAACAACAATACTGCCGTCTGGCTGCACATTAGCTTCAAACGAACCTTCCTTAGGTCGTTGAAGTGGGACAAATAGACTTTTGTTTTTATAACCATATCTAGCGTAGTTTTTCACACTAGCATCAGGATTGGTCAATTTCACCGTAGCATGGACGGTCGTTTCATCAGGGTTGGCTTCTTGTGAGATTAGCTTAATATCTGAAGCAACTGGACGGGTAGTGGTGGTGAAGGTCAGTTTTTGATGGTCAGATTCTTTACCATCACCAAGAGAATAGGCCTCGACCTCGACAGAGGTGTTAGGCATAAGGTTCGGGATTGTCAATTCAGCCGTTTCAGTTGAAGCGAGCTTAAAATATTCACCGAACTGGCCATCAGAGGTTTTATATCTTACAAAGATAGATGAAGCTCTATAATCATTAAACCCAGTCTGTTTGACACTCACCACCGCAGTTGAGGTTTCACAGTTAGAAGAAGACTGTTGTTTAAGTGACAACACAGGGGCTTTTGGTTTGCCAATCAAAGTGTTTCTAAACTGGGTACCAATCCACATCTCATCAACATAGATAGACGGCAGAGCATCGTTTTCATGGCCTTCAAAGAAGTTTTTATAGTAAATCGTACCTTTACCAGCTTCCTCTCCTGGGGCAAGAGTAAAAGTACGCTCAGCGAGCTTAACCTTATTATTCTCATTTAGATAGGTGATGTTGGCATTTGGTGAGCCACTGGCAGTCCAAGCTAGAGCTCCGCCTTTATCTGGGAACGCTTTCATTACACGAGTAGCAGTACCTGGGAAGCCGATAATATTACCACGAGAGACTTCTATTAAATAGGTTGTGACCTTAACCGTAATTGAGTTATCAGCTTGATTGATGGTAGATGTCCACTCATCTCTCACCTTCACATAAACACGAGAAGAGTTGTTGTTATTTCCACTATCTGAGTCGGTGTAGTAATAAACACTAGACATCGATGAATTAAGCGGTGTTGGTGTCCAAGACTCTAGCCCACTACCAGTAACGCCAACATACTCACCTCGATAGCCACCGGAGATAATCTGGGTCAGGTTTTTGATTTGTAGTCCTCTATACATATTCTTAGATTACCTTTCTACCAAGATATTAGTTGTTAGTTTATTACATACATCATCATCTATCGGGGGAACCGCCTCGCTAGGGTGGATGACAGGAATAGTCTTGAACTCACCACCTTTCCAGTCAGTTAAATATCTGTCTGGCTGGTTCAAGATTGCACGATAATAATAGGTCGTATTTGGTTTTAATTTCGCATCAGGGAAGTTGAAATAAGTTGTGCCGTCAGCACTTCGTCTAGCCTTAGCGTATAGATTTATTGGGGCAGTAAAGTTACTATCAGCTGCGATTTGTAGAAACACAGTATGTTCATCGTTATCATTTGAAGGGATATTCCCCATAGTGAGCCTAAGTCCAGCATTAGCCTGATAAAGACAAATATCAGGAGTTTGGACAATTTTATTCAGGGTAGGTGGATTTAATCTACGAGGCAATGTGTTCTTGAAGTTCATGCCCATGAAAAACTCATCTACATATATAGACGGCGGTGGGGTACCTTCATGACCAGCGACCACATTTCGGTAGTAAATCGAGCCAGTAGACGACTCAGTTAATTGGCCTGGGGTGCCTTCAGGGTAGAGATGCCAGACCTTTCGTCCAATAGATAGATTACCAGAGAAAATTGTTTCTACAGCGTTGGTCGTCGTGCGTGGCCACTCATGTAGCCATCGGCCTACGGTGTTTTGTCTGACCATAATAGAGCGTGGCACAGGGCCGGCATAGCCCCGTCTATCGCCTCGCTCAATGCCTAGTAAAAACGAGTCGACGGTGATTGTGTATGAGTTATCAGGTTCTAATACAGATGTCCATTTGTCTAAGATAGTGACGGTCACTCTCGTTGACCTGTGGTTAAGGCCATAATCAGAGTCACGATAGTGGTATGACGAAACAACTGAACCGTTAAGAGGCACATCAGTCCAATCAGCGTATTGACGGCTCGCCCCATATTCCTCACCGTGATAGCCACCAGAAATGATATTGGTGTAAGCCTTAATGGCAAGACCAGTACTCATTTTATTGGTCTTCCTCCGTGATTAAGACAATGGTTGTTTTACCAGCAGTTGGGGGAACAGCCTTAGCTTCAGCTAATGTATTTTTCGTCATCATGATGTATTGGTTCTCATCACCAGACGACACAGCAACATTTAGCATCGACTTAATCGTATCAATATCTCTTTGGACATTACCAAGGTTTGTATCTAAGACATTCCATGTAGCAACAGATTTAGTAGGGTCGAAGAAGAAGTAGATTTCTTTATCTTCATATGCACCTCTGTTAATATGCGTAATAGCAAAGTTCTCAGGGGTTTTGAGGGTTTCTCTTTTATTCCATTGATTATTAGTAAAAACATAAACCTCAGTTGGTGAGATTAAAGCAGTGTTGTTAGACATTGGTGGATTTGTTTTATTTTGTTCTTTCAAATCATCTAAAGACTCAGCATAATAGTTAAATGTTGTATGGTCTTTCCACAGATGAAATGTACCTAGCAAGACAGTTTGAATAGCTTCAGCTACCGCATCAGCAGTAGCAATATTAGATGAACCTTTGTTCACCGTAGTATCAAGGCTTTTCCACAGAGGCAAGTTATTCACCCCTTGTCCCCATAAGACTTGGTTAGCTTTACCTGTTTTCAGCCTTGTCACAAGAGCAGGGTCATAAGTACAGAGGTTACAAGCAATCGCTTGAGCGACACGGTAGATTCTTGAGAGCATTGAAGCAATGGTTGGATTTGGGTCACCGTCTTGGCATTTTGAGTCCTCGTTCATGAAGATAGGCTTATTGCCATGTTCGATTGCATCAAGTTCTTGTTTGATAAGTGGTAATAAATCAGAGTTGAAGGCTTCGCAGTTATTTTTATTGTCACCAACAGCAAGCCCCGTATCGTTCTTTAGCGAGGTACACTCTTCGTTAGTGATAGGGGTGGCAGAGTCCTTCGGAGCTAGTGTTAGAGCCATAAAATATTATTCCTTTCCTTTCTGTTTCAATTATAAAATATAGATGTCAAGACTATTTTTTATCTGCTATGATAAAGGTATGAAATTCAATTATGATTGGAACTTAAAAGACGGCTACCCAGCAAAAGGGGTAAAAGCACATCATCATACCGTGATGTCGACCTTCGCTTGTGGTGGTGGGTCATCTATGGGTTATAAACTAGCAGGGTACGATGTGGTAGCCGCTAATGATATTGACCCACAAATGGCTCGTATTTATCAAGAAAATCATCACCCTAAACAGTTTTTCTTGTGTCCAGTAAAAGACTTACTAACAAGAGACGACCTGCCAACAGTAGATGTCTTAGACGGCAGTCCACCATGTTTTGTAGCTGGTACACAGGTATTAACAAAAGAAGGTTATAAGCCTATTGAAGATATTAAAATTGGTGATTATGTTTGGACTCATAAAGGTAGGTTCAAACGAGTGTATGACACGATGAACAAACAGTCAGATGATGTCTATGCTGTTTATATTCAGGGGACTTTACCTATACTAGTCACAGGCAATCACCCATTTTATACAAGAGAGATGTCTCGACTTAAAAAACTAAGTGAGCCACTCTGGAAAGAGGTGAACGACTTAGAAATCACAAAAGACCATGTCGGCATACCAATCAATAAGTACATCACGCTCCAACCGCATTATATCTGTATAGATAAGTGTATCTGGGTGCCTTTTAAGGGTAAAACAAAGGTAGAGGGCAAATACACCGTTTATAACATCAGTGTAGAAGACGATGAGTCGTACACCGTCAGCAATATAGCTGTGCATAACTGTTCCACCTTTTCACTTGCAGGCTCTCGTGAAAAGGCATGGGGCGTAGAAAAGAAGTTCCGTGAGGGACAAGCTAAGCAAGAACTAGACAAACTATTCTTTGATTTTCTTGATGTAGCTGAGAAAATGCAGCCTAAGGTCGTTATTGCAGAAAATGTCGAGGGGATTATTAGAGGAAAAGCAGTTAAATATGTCAACGCTATCGTGGCTCGTTTCAAGAAAATGGGTTATAACATCGACATCTTCTTATGCGATGGTACGAATATGGGCTTGCCACAGATGCGAAGACGAGTGTTCTTTGTAGCGAATAGGCTAGGTAAACATCTTAAATTATCATTTAATGAGCCACCGATTACCTTCGGACAGATAAGAAGAAGCTCTGGCACGCCACTTCGCACTCTTCCTTACACCACAACACAAATCAACTATTGGCACGAGACCAAACCTGGCTGTCCAATGGGGGTATTCTTAGCAGGGGCAAAGAAGTTAGCTCTTGATAAGGTACCATTTACAGTTGCATCATCGTCGATGTTATACGACGCATTAGAGTGTCGTACGGTGTATAAAGAAGAGCTAGACGATATATCTAGCTTCCCACATGACTACAACTACCTAGACGCTTCACCTAACTATGTACAGGGTATGAGCGTCCCACCAGTTATGATGGCTCAGGTAGCGTATGAAGTGTATAAACAATTATTATCTGAATAATTACAGATAATCCTAAAAATCCCCCTGCGAACAACAGGGGGACAATTTTAGGACAACCAAAAACATCAAAACACTATAGACATCACCACCTTTCTCTATAAAACAACAAACAAACAAAAGCAAACAAACAAAACTAATAAACTTCACCCACCCTAAAAACAAAAGGTGGGACACAACAATTTTTTATCACCCCCTGTCTTCATTGTAGGCGAAGTAGACACTAAATATAGCTTGTGTGTCGTCTTCTAGGTATAGAAAGTAATATCGTGTCTCCAGTAATGTTCGAATAGCTCGATGAGCTTTTCCGCCTGTTCCTTGTTTTTACCGTTTTCACAGTCAACAGAAACTTGTACGGTCGTGTTGTTTGTCAATACTGGAGTACCTTTCAGTATTTCAATACATTGAATTAGGTTCTGTCGCTGTAAGTCGTTATCAACCACAGCGACACAGACGATTTTTCGTGCTTGAACCATTTTGACTAGCCCCCCCTTCGAATTTACATCAATTGTTTATTTTTTGGTCATGTAAGGTACAAGGTGAGTTGATAGCTCATCATTTATCAGCTCATCCCATCCTTACAATATCACATTACTTCAACAATTGTTTTATTTTTTCAGTGATATTCTCACCAGTTCGCTCGTTAATGATTGGCTGTTCATAACGAGTATCTTGAGCAAACCTACATAAAGCAGTTAAAATCGCTTCACTATCATTATCAATACCGAAATAATGGCGATGTAGTTGGTCAGAAGCAATTAAACCAGTGCCACTTCCAACTAACAAGTCTAAGATATTACCACCCACCTCTAAATGGTTCTTAATGAAATAACCAACGAGTTTTAGTGGTTTAGTGGTCGAATTAGCGTCAATCTGTATCACAGACGGCTGCCTCTTGTCATTATTCCATGATTTGAGTTTCTTCTCAGTAAACCCATACGCAATGTCTTGATGAACGATAGGATTATAGTCATCATCTTCACCACTCTTCCCAAAAACAATATTCTCGTGTAGCCACCTGTAATCGTATTTACCACTGACTAACATATTGTTCATTACCCAGACTAAGTTCTGCTCACGGTACATCTTAGCGTCTTCTAGAGCGTTTAAGACTTCTAATGTCACATCATTAGGGTATAAAACATAGAAGTTTCCCCCAGCCTTACCATTTCGATTTAAGATTTCCTTCGCAATCCCGAACACTTCAGTCATGTAAGCACGATAGCTATCTCGTCTCTCACCTTTGTTTAGAGGCCTTGCATCGGTAATCAGTAAATCAGCAGATACATTATCACCCCCCATTAACATTTCCATATCAACTGCATCGCTCGCATCACCATACATCACACGATGTTCGAGCTTACCGACCTTAAAGACATCTTTGGGGCGAATATTCTCTTTAATGAAGTCATCGAACTTCGTCGGACTGTCATTATTGACATTATTTATATCATTGACATCCTGCTTAAAAGACGAGACAGTCGTATCATTAAGTTCAAATGAGTCTTCCTCGGTAAACGAATTACCGTATGCAATGTCTAAGAATCTGTCCATATCGATACCACTAGCCTCAACTAGTTGTTCAGACAATTCTTGTAGTTCATTTAAGGCAGTAGCTAACTTCTCTTCATCGTAAAACGAGTGCAGAGCAATCTCATTATCAGCAATATTCGCCGCCATAGCTCTCGCATCATCACCTTCTAAGTGTTTCAAGATAAAAGATGGTACGACCTTAATCCCTAATGATTTCAACGCTTCATATCGCCCATGACCTGCTACAATTTTGTATTTACCGTCATCAACCGGCACGACCTGAATAGGGTTATTGAAGCCCAACATTTTAATCGACTCAGCAATCTCTTTAATATTGTCTTCAGTGTGTACACGAGGGTTATTTGGGTCAGGGAATATATCATCAAGAGGTAATATCTTTAACTCTGCGTTTAGGCCTTCAATGTTTATATTATTATCTTTATCTTTCTTTGCCATATAACCTATTTCCTGTTAATCCTATAATAGTCTCTTACAATGTTCCACTCATCACGGTGTTTTTTAAGTGAGTTCTCAATGTCATCAACATTTTGGAACCAGATATTATTACCGACACTTATAACATCAACATTGTCAGATATATCATATATGCCTCTATAACAGTCATAAACCGCCGTCCAGTTATCTCCACCGTCGACATATTCACCACCACTAGCATCAGCTAACAAGATATTGAGCGCTTTAAGATATTTTTGATATTTCTTTGCATCGTTTTCTGTTTTGTAATAATTCCCCCTATTCCACCTATTAGTGTCTGTGCTAGTCCCTAGTTCGTACGCACTAAATACATCCCCCTCGTCACTAATAAACCAATATTTCCCACCGTTTTCCGCTCGCCATTTCGTATAGACTGCGTAGCCTGGCATTTCTTCGAACCAGTCTTTTAGCATATCAGGGAATTTATCGAGAGTCATCTTTGTATATGCAATTAGCTCTTGTCCTTTTTTCACCTCTTGTGCACCTTTAACATATTCAAGATGCCCTAAGATATTTATTCTAAACACATCACCAGCCTTGAAGGTCGGAAGGTCACTCTTCAACTTATAATATTTAGTCGTTTCACTCATATTACTTACCTTTATTTACCTTTCTCCACCCAAGTTGTCTAATATATCTAATATTCTATCAAACAGCGGGCCGTAGATAATCAACATAAGCACAGCATTAACCACAGGTTTCAGCCATGTGAATAAGTCAACACTGAACAACCCGTCAAGTAGAAGCGGTGTGGTTACCACCAGTCCATATAAATAGATAATGAAGAATACTGTTTTTAAGATGTGTTTAAGTACAAGCTTAGGGTCAGTAGGTTCTAGTTCTAGTGTTATTTTTCGTTTAGTAGTCTTTTTCATAGTAGATTGTTCCTCTTCATTCTTTTATTTAATCATAGCAAACAAGCACAGGCCGTTAAACTCCCCCTCCGAACCCCTTAAACAAGAATAGAATCCATCCACCAAGGATGACGAACAGAAGTTTCGCCCCCCAGAACGGGGTAGAGGTTATCGGGTGGATGACCCCGAAGAAGAGGACGGCTGCAAGCCCCATACTAATAGTTGCACCGATGATGTTAAGGACGGTATCGTCTTCTTGAACTTGGTTTTTGGATTTAGACTTATTATTTAGTGATTTAGATTTATTAGTTGTTGTTGTAGTTTTGTTCATAATACCTACATTATAGAGTAAAGGTACACCTTTTGTCAAGAGGGGTAATATATATTTTTTGTGAGAGGTTAAGGAAGTAGATTTTGTATTAGTATTCACACTCACATCGCTCGTGCAAGCACTCAAGGTATGGTTATTAAAGGTGTACTGCTCATCACACTCACATCATTATTAAAGGTGTACTTTCTTATGTCCACCTCAATTCTCTGGGTAGGCTGTACCCCCCCATTTCCTTCACAAGGGGGGTATATTAGTATATAATTAAAATATAAATATCAGATATGTATAGATAGGAATATACAAGATGTTTATATATAGTAATTTAATAATAAGGAATAAAAAGATGAATAGTAACTTTATTCAATCAATCAAAAATAGGGGTGGTTTCAAAACTCAATCAAACAACGGCGGTGGTCGTCAAAATGTTGCGATTGGACTGTGGGAAGATTCTCAGGGTCGTCAAAAACATATCAAGACTAAGGCGTTAGGAATTGAGGATGGTCAAGGTTTTATCATTGACATAGTTAAGGATAAAATCCGTTTAATCACATTTAGTGACGATGAAGTTAAAGCATTAAAAGATAACGGCATCAATGTATTCAAGTCATGTAGCAAGGGGTTAAATGCAGACGGGTCAAAAAAATATCAGAGTTATGCGGTGATCGAGGGTATCGATAACGATATGTGGCACAAAATGGTCGAGATAAATGGGGGGGTGAAGCGTTATAATAAAAATAGCGTAGAGGGTCAAAAAGTGTTGGCACGTTATGAAGTTGTAGCATATAAAGCAAAAGAGGAAGCAACGGCACAAGCATAACATAAAGTTATAAGAAAAATATCACATCGAAAATGGTGTGATATTTTTTATGTGGTGAGTGGTGGTGGAATTGTGGAAAAGTGGTGGAATTGTGGAAAAGTGGTGGAATTGTGGAAAAGTAAAGAATAACATTATATAGATGTTATTTTTTTATGTAGTTATGTTATAGAGGTGTTTGTATTGTAGGACGATATAAAGCATTTTAAGAGGCGTATAGTGTGAAGATGTATAACATTACATTTTTAAGAGTCGGGCGTGTTTAAGGGGGGTTATATTGAGAATTAAAAGATGTATATATTAAGCGTTATTTTATCAATTAAAATCTGTATATCGATATCAATATAGTACGGGATTTTGATATAAATATGGTCAAAATAGGGTTAAAATAGCGTCTTTAATATATTCTTTAATTTAAGTCTCTTCGGGGGGTCTTTACTTAAATGGGGCTTTTTCTTGTTGCCAAAAAAATATGATGACAAATAATAGTCTCAAGTTCTCATTTAAGTTGGTGGGTAGTATGGGTCTCAAGTTCTGTACAGTAATGATGAGTAATGAGTCTCAAGTTCTCATTTAAGTTGGTTGGTAGCATGAGTCTCAAGTTCTGTGAGTAAAATCTATGAATATCATATAAATATAGGCTACAAACGAAAATTCACACCTTCTCAGGTGTTTGGCTACAGTTTCAGTCCTTAATATATGTCTCAAATTATCACGTGTCTTCTTCAGCATCAAGTTTGGCTTCAATTATCGCCCTAGTTTCTAGCTAATATCTGGCTCTTAAAGATAGAGTTCACTCCTTACGAGTGGAACGAGTACAATTAAAGGTATCGGCTTAATGATGTTCATCAGTCTGCAAGCTTCAATTACCTCTGTTATTTAAGCTTTATAGTGACAAGGTTATCGGCTTAACGGTTCGTCAGTCTGCAAGTCTTATCAAGAGCTTTATAGAGGTGGGTTTTCTATCTCTGATAGTTTGAACTGTTAAGGTTATCTTCATTATGACACACACGAAAGTTTTTGTAAATAGTCTTTTACAAAAGTTTTTGTAAAAGTTTTTGTATTTATCTATGTTTTTTCTACAACACTAACAGGGGTAGAAAGTTTTCTTATTTCTTTTCATATATAACAAAATATGCTCGAAAATGAGCATATTACGAAATATTATACTGTTCTTGTCAATAGCATTTTAGCCATTTTTGAGCCCCATTTTTTGCCAAAAACAGCACTTTTGCTATTGATTTTTGTCTGTTTTATTTTCTAATATAATTTCTGCATTTTGTGCATTTTTAGTGTTGACACTTTTTTCTATGTCTGCTAAAATTAAATCAAGTCGGGAATTACGACTCGCATTATTAGAATTTACCTCTGTTCTCATCTGTTCGATGAAGACTTGCTTAGTAGCTTTGAAGATTTCTTTATTAATTTCCCAAAGCAAATTACGAGCTTCTTTATCACCAGAAAGTGATTTCAGATATAAATTTATAACCTCAAGCTCGTCAATTGTCAATTCTTTACTATAAGCCTTGACAAATGAGTCGATTTCTGCTCTCGTAAAACCTCCGAAACTCTGCACCAACCAGTATCTTGACCTGGCTGTTTTTAGTTTCTTCCCCTGATAAAGTGTCCTTAGTGGCACTTCATGCTCAGTTTCAGCTAGCGTAGCTTTATACTTCTGTTCCATCTTAGCTTGTAATTCTTGTTCTTTCTCTTTAATATCAGTCATTACATCAAAGTTTGTCATTTGACTTTGAGTACTATCAGTACGAGTTGTATATTCTTGAGTGTTCACTTGGTTCATCTCTTCTTTCATAACTAGCATTATAAACTAAACAATATCGTTATGTCTATCTATCGTTATCTATATCTCTATATATGTGTGTCTGTCATATTGTTCATCTACACACGATATACATACTTTTATATGTTTTTATATGTTTTTCTTTATGTATTTCTTACTTTGAGTACTTTAGTACGAGTTTTTGAGTGTTTTTTTTCTTTAAGCACTTTTAGTACAAGTTTATACGAGCTTTAAGTATCTTTTGAGAGTTTTTATATCATTCTTTTGTATCTTTTTGAAAATTGTCATGTAGTTTAATGATTGAATATATCATTTTAAGACATTTTAAGGTAGTTTAGAGACGAGTTTTGACAAAAGATGTATAAACTATCATGTTTATCGTTCTCGTTCGTCTAATGTGTGTCTAAATGCGTTCTATTAAGTGTTTATGTGAGTTGTCCATATTGTCTTACTTTGAGTGTTTACACGAGTCGTTACTTTGAGTACGCTAGTACGAGTTCTTCTATTTAGTGTTTTTTATATGATTTTTTTGAATATTTTTGAAGCACAAAAGAAAGAGAGGCGAGCACCTCTCTTTCTTATTTATTTATCTATTTCTTCGTTCGATTTCGTTTTTTAATGACTCTTCAATTTTTTCAGTAAAGTCTTCTTTTGGTCGTAAAGAGCCTACTAGGTCTAATGTTTTTCTCTTTACCCCACCTAGTTTTTCATCTTTATAGTTTTCTTGATAGTACCACTTTGCTGCATCGTCATCTAGTTTATAAACTAAACAATCGTACCAAGTTAATTTCTTATTTGTTTTTAATAACCCTTTACCTGTTTTATCATTACCATCTTTTCTAAAACAATAAGCCCAGTCTTCTATACTATCTAGTCCATCACCTACATTAAGAACCACATCACAGTTTAGTTCTACTGCTTTTTGATAGACCCTTAAGAAGTTATTCCCTCCAGATGGTCTGTAAGTTTTTAAGACCTCTTCATAGTCTTTTAGCTTTTGTAAGTTATAGACTTTTCCGTCATGTAAACAGATATAACAATTCGAGATATCTCGTCCTAACGCTTTGATAATGTCTACAGTCGCTTCTGTGACTTGTTTAATAGTAATAGATGACATTGACCCTGAAGAGTCTAATGCTAGTAAAATAGACGGATTGAAACGAGCGTCGTTCTTTTTACCTTTCTTGAATAAGTTATTGTCTGAGGCTCTACGAGAAGGTCGAGAATAGGTAGGTACTTTGCCTTTTGATAAATCTCCTTTTAATACTGCACGCAGTTTTAAGAGTGATTTCTTTATCTTTGCCGTTTCGACTCTCTGATTATATTCTTCTAGTAGGGTTCTAGCATCTTTCTCGCTATCATCCTCTACTTCATCTTCACTATAGTCATGCAAGAAGCCTGAAGATGTACCTTTCTTTTCTTCTTGTTTGAACAATCTATCTAGTGCTTTTTGTTGTTCAGAGTTTAGTTCTTTGCCAGTTTCACTCTCTTCACTTTGACTTCCTGACTTTGACTGTTGTTTTGATTGTTGTCTGTTACCTTGATTTTGTTTATTTTCTTCACTTTGACTATTTGATTGTTGTTGTTGCCCTTGTTTATTACTTTGATTTTCATCTTTGTTGTTCTCTCCTTGTTGTTGATTATTCTCAATCTTATCTTTATAGACATTTTTAAGTGCAATATAGATATTATCTAGAGTTTTTGCTGTAGCAATGTCTGGTACATCTTTAATGAATTTTTCTTCGGTTACGCCTAGTTCATAAACTAACGAAGTTTTATTGACATAGACCCCTCTGTTTGCCTGTATCTCACAAGCAAGCATAAATGTTTTATCGTCTTTGCCTTTTGTCTTCTTATGAAATCTTTGTCTCAAGACTCCATGATTATAGAGTGCATGGGTATATTCATGAGCAATAATAGTCAAAATCTCGTCTGTTAGCCCACTACCTGATATTCCTACCATAGCCACTTTTTCAGCTCGGATTAACGCTCCTTCTATGACTGTTTTTGCGACTAATTTAGTAGATATTGCTACATAATCACCTGTGAACATTGCTGGTGACTCTGCATTGATTAAAGCCATCACATATGCTGGTGGCAGTTCATCGTCCACAAGTATAGGGTATTCTCGGATTAAATAGTTATATGGTGAGTCAATACTCTTAAAATATAAATCTATTACCCCATGAATTCTATCTTTGCACCAGTTATCAACCTTTTCTACTGCTTCGGCCAATTCTTCTTCAGTAGCATTTTTAGTGATATAAAATGTATTAAACTCATAAGCCATTTATCATTATCTCCTTTCTTATTTAGATAAAACCTTGTTAATATCTTCAATAGTTGCTAGCTTAGTTTTAGTCTCAGTTTTAGTTTTAGTTTTAGTTTCTACCTGTTCTTGTTTATCTGTCTCTTGGCCTTGCCAGTCTTTGATTTTACAGATGTGCCATTTACCATCAGTATTCTTCCAGTCTGAAGCCCAGAACTTTAATTGTTCAAGAACAGCAGTTCGTGCTATTTCTGGGGTAAAACCTTTACGCAGTAGCTTCAGATATTCCATATGTGATTTGTTAATCTTTTGTAATAGTCTTTTATACCCTCTTCTTGTATTACCTGTAGCTATACTTCTGCCAGTGCTCGTATGATAAATAGTGAGCCCTACCTTTTCTAAGTTAGTGATTGCCGCTAAGAGTAATACCCACATCTTAATATCTTTTATTTGATAACAAGCAAAGCCTACTTCTGATAAAGTATTATACCTATCTGCTGTGATTGAGTTCGTAGTAATGTTTAGAGGCATCAGCCCGCCCTCAATCTGTGTTAATGAATATAATTCTTCGAGGTATAGCTCGACCTGAGTTTTAACAAAAGTCTTTTCTGAGATACACTCCTCATGTAAAGAATAAGGTATATGCTCGTTATAGCTCCTTTCTAAAAGTAGTGTAGCGAGAGTTTTATTTGCTAAGATAGCTTTCTTTTTCTCGTCATCAAACTTTGAGAAGTATAAACATAGAGGAATTGCTGAGGCATTTGCAAACATTGTACGCCCAAGCCCGCTTTGTATTGGATAATGGTCATTATATATTGCAAAGACTCCATCCCCAGTCATATTCGTGGTATATTCGAATTTCTGAGTCAATAATTCTTCTCCGAACATTGCTCTCAGCCTACGACCAATCAGTGTGTCTTTATATAAGATTTTTTCTTTCACATATTTGCCAGAACGACGCTTTTTCTTCTGTCTATCGTTAGGACAAAACATTTTCGAGGATGAGTCTTTAATAAAACGCCCATCAGAACGAATATCATAATAATATTTATTATTCTCAACTACCTCCATCACTTGTTTAATTAACTCTGTTGGGACTCCTGCCACGACGAGCTCAAGTCCCAGATTGTTATTCGCTTTTCCTTTTGTAGCATACATTGCTTCGTTCATCTTATCGTAAAAGTCTTCTGGTACATTGTCGGTATGAATAGTTATATCGGTTCTATCTTTCCAGTAGCACCTTCCAGAAGGCTTGATTATAGGATTATTAAATTTCATTATTCTCAGTCTCCATAAAGTTATTAAATACTATTCTAGCGATATCAATATCACAAGTTATCTCAATACATCGTTTGATATATTCTTCAAGCGTCATTGTCGTCTTAGTCATACGCACAATATCGTTTTCATCGAGATTGAGCTTTTCTTTTGCTAGTCGTTCGACAATTTTGGCAGCCTCATCTGCGACCCTTGAAGTATTAAATACATAAGTAAAACTGCTAATCCTTCTTGTATTTTTTTCAAGTAATACATAAGAAACTTCTTCTACACGGGTATTCTGAGCAATAAGTAATTCTTCATAGCTCAATAAATCTTCCATGTTGTATTCTAAATCTGTGTTTCGTGGTGCGATATTCATTATTTTTCTTCCTCTCTATCTGCTAAGATTTTAATAATATTTGCTACGGCATTAAACCCTTGTGGGCCCTTAGTTAAAAGTTGTTGCTTTAACTCGATGAGGTCGCCAGTGCTCATCTGTACCAAGTCTTCATATGTAGGTAGAACTACGCCTTTTTTCACTTTCTGTTTTCGTTTTTCTTCTTTTTGTGCTTCAGACTCTTCTTCGTCAAAATATTGATATGTTTTCCCGAAGAAAGCTTGAGATAGTTTCTGTGAAACTTGCTTTCGGTTTTTTACAAATCCCATTGCTCTGAAAAAGTTCGACATTGAGCGTGGGTTAATCTCATGATAACTTCCTGCTTCAAACCCGTGCCAATCTTGTTCAACGACCTGAGATAGATAAGACTCAAACTGTTTAGTGGTGAGAGGCTGTTCTTTTTCTAGTAGTTCAACAATGATATTATCTTTTTCGTTAATCTCCCCAGTGATATATTTTCGATATGACTCAATAGTAGACTCAATCTCGACAGTGATAAATCTTGAAGCCATTGGACGAATAAGTTCTTCACCCTCATTTTGTGAACATGGGTTCATGGCTGCGACCATCACTAAGTGCTTTGGTAGTGGTTCTTTCTGAGTTGGAATCTTTCGCTCGGTTAAGATTGAGAGGAAGGTCTTCAAAACTTGTGGGTCTGCGGTATTAAACTCATCTATAAATAAGATTTGATAATCTTCGTCAGAATTATGTTCTTCAGCCCAGTTTAAGATATTTACAAACCACTCTGGCCTTGTATAATCTTGCATCTTAGTCTCTTTGTTATCTCGTGGAATACCGTTTGCTGTTTCCTCATATGTACTTGAGCCAGTCAACATCGTAACTTTACAATGTTCATTTTCTAATGACCCGACAATTTGGCTTTTCCCAACGCCAGGGTTTCCTACGATTAAAAGATTGTTCTGTGACTTTTTACAAAGCTCAATTAAATTCGGTACTTGGTTAATGTTAATTTTTAGCATCTTATGCTTTTCCTTTCGTTATGTAAAAAAATGAGATAATATCCCATATCTCAGTTATTTTATTTATTTATTCAATATGTGTTCTGTTTTAAGTGTTTATTTTTTTATATGTATAGATAGGGTTTTTGTTATAGTTATAAATATAAATTAAATATGATAATCAGCTTGAATATATTTCCTTTCTTTTATTATTAGTATTATTCCGAATTTTTAATCTTCAATAGTTTCTCTAAGATATTATCGTTTTTATAATCTACGGACTATCGTCTCAGGGTTTTATATGTCGATATCGATATGCACATTTTATTATCTTATGGCTATAACTCAGCCCGTATTCCCCAGATACGATATGTACCACATATAAACTTTTAACCTAAACTTAATTTACGAACCTTCACGATGTGTCTCAAAATTGCGAAAATTGCATATATTATATATATAGTAATTTTTAGCATTTTTTTAAGAGGTGCGACGATGGTTGTCAATTCATCGAAAAGCCAATGCAATGATAACAAGTCTCAATAACCCAAGTCAACATCTTTTAGAAACAAAATTGAAAACTGTTTTGTAGCGTCTTTTTCTCAAGAAGTCCGCTATCGGGGGACACTTTTTGGTATTCTTTATCGTCTTTTTTGTCTTTTTAGTGTCTCATGTCGATTTTTGCCGACTTTTAGTCCTTTAATTAAATAAAAGTCGTCTTTTAATCTAAGGAAGCAATTTTTTCCCCACTTTAATTTAATTAAGGCCTATTCACTTGCCAAAAAAATACCGAGAAGACGGATGAGAGGTAGTAATCTCTTTACGTTTTTATATCTTTATACCTATATACAGCTAGGTAAGGGGGCGATGGATGATAAAAAACATTGTCTATTGTATCTACATCTCTATATAAACCAGTATTTTTGTATGAGTGTGAGTATTGCAACCAAACGCCCTGCCCCTGTATAGCGAGATTTGGCAAAAATACATCATACAGGGCCATATATAAGCCAGAGGAACGAGAAGAAGACGCATATTCGCTTAATGGCGGCTTATATTCGCTTATTCAGATTGTCTTAGTAGTTATTTGCGTTCGCTTATTTTGGTTGTTGTTCGTTAGATGTAGTAGAGGGTGGTATATAAGCCAGTAGTCAAGATGAGAGCTTAGTTATGAGTATAGGGTAGCAAAACATCCTAGATAATCGGTGAAGACTATCTCTATAGACCACAAAAAAGAACCATCTCTAATCAAGAGTATGGTTCTTTATACGCATATGTGCGAAAGTTTTTGAAAATGTTATTTTACATACGCACGCACGAAAGTTTTTGAAATTACTTTTGTAAAAGTTTTTCTCTTAAATTTTCCTGAAGTTTTTCATCTGGTAAGACCGTGTAAGTTTTTGCTGTTGGGGTAGTGCCAGTTGCATCAGGATTGTAAAGAATAAGGTAGCACATTGGAGCTTCTGAGATAAGTAATTCCATTTGGATTTGAGCTCTTGCGACAAGCGGAACATTGTCATAGTCTTTGCAAGCGTTTGCGTGTTTCCCTACATAGACCCTTGTGACAAGGTCGCCAAATTCGTTATATGCTATTCCAAGGATTTTGTCACCTTTGCGGAGAGTTTTTATAACCGAGGCTGGGTCGCCTTTTCTCTCAACTACATCGTTGTATGATTTGATTTCCACAATCGCAAGATAGTCTTCAGTTGGTTCGCCAATTCTACATACAAGACCGTCTGGTGAATAACCAGCGTCTTGGTATTCAGAGTTTGTTAAGATACCAGCCTCACGGAGTTCGAGACCTTGTTTTTTCAAATCTTCATTGAGTGCATTTCTGACTTCTTCTTCAAGTACATGACCTCGTTCTGCGTAAAAGTTTCCATTAGGGGTAATGCGAGTTGCTGCATCTTTATTTGCGAGCATACAAGCCTGTTTGCCTTTTTCGAGTAGTAGTAATGCGTTTGAGCAAGTGACTAGACCAAGTCTTGCGTCTAGCCACTCTTGTGAACCTTGTTGGTAATTATGTATTGTTATTCTTTTGTTTGCCATTTTTTTACATATCTCTTCATCGCTTCAACTAGACCAGCTTTTTCCTCATCAGTCCAGAAATGGTCGAGGCTATTGTGAAATTCTTGGACGAGGCGATAATTACCTTCCAACATTTTATCGTAGTCACCACGAGCGTACCCTTTGTAATAGTTACCTACCATGGCTGCTATGCTACGGACGACGGCACAAGCTTCCTCTTGGTCTAAGAAGCAATCAGCTGCGAATACTGTGCCATTTTCGTTCAACTTGGCATAAATAGCGCTAGTAAATGGTTCGTTGATATTATCGAAAACATTTTTTCTAAAGACCTCTTCCCTAGTCATATCAGACTCTGTTGGGTCAAATTGGTATAGTCGATTAAAATTGTTTTTATCGTCCTTAAACCCCTCAGTGACATATTCAGTAGAGCGTTTCATATCGCCGTCATTAAGAGAGACATTTGTCACCTTACGCATTTTAAGCGGTTGTCCGCCCGAAGTACCAGCTGACCTTTCGTTAATTTCATCATCGCTTTTATTATGAAAATTTTTCATTGTTAATATACACCTAAATAAATCGTTAATAGTAATCTTAGTTATGCTTCTTGATACAAGAATAAATCTACTAGTTCAAGTTCAGCCTCACGATTACGGCCGATAATGTCCACGATTGAGCCATGTAGTTTTTCTGCGATTTTTTCATAAGCTTCTTCTGGCACACCTTGAACTTCAGCATTTTTAGCTAAGGCTAAGTATTTGAGTAGGTCATTTTCTGCTTCTATCTTGCCAAGAGCTTTATGGATTTTATTCTTAATTTCTTTATCGTCATATAAATCTTCAACGGTAGTACGAATAAGCTCTTTGGTAAAATCAGTTATAAGCTTAACATAAATATCGACAAACCATTGGTCAATGTTCTTACCCTGTTTCTCAACTCGCTTATTAAGACCAAGTTTTAGTGCAAAAGTACGAGCAAGAAGTGTAGCAAGGCTCTCGAAGTTAGAAATGTCAAGCATTTTGTTAGAAGAGACGACCTCAATATCAGCATAGTCATCGCTATCAGCATTACCGTTTAATGCGAACATTAAAAAGTCATCAGCTTCACTTTTGCCTAATGCTATACGGATTTTTTCACAACTTTTTGCCACAAAATCCTTATGATTAGAACCGGCAAAAGGCTCTTTGTCGTATGCTGCAGTTTTAGTGTGATAGCCTGGGCCGTCGGCCTTCATCTTTGGATTAGATTTCTTGTCGTGTTGTTTTTTATCAAACATGGTTGTTGTGTCCTTTTAAGTTATTAGTCTAATCCTCTTCAGGGTAATCTTCCCATCCAAGGTCTTTGTTAATTCTTTTTAATAGTTGAATATGGTTTGCACCAGTCTTTTCAACATGATGTACCCCAGCTTCCCAATATTGTTCATAATCCTTATCGAATAGCCACTTTGAGCGACCTACGACTCTTGGATTAGTAATATCAGCATAGATTGAGAAGTCCTTGTTCCTGATAATAAAGTGGTCTTTACCATCAAGAGAGAATAGTGAGCGAGAGATTTTTACCTCTATTACCTTATCTATTCTGGTTTTGTAGAGTTTGCGTTTAGGAGCTTTCTTTTTCTTCTTTACCTCTTTCATAATAGTATTAGTGTCTACTCTTAAGCAGAAAAAGTCAAAACCTTTCCTTTATGAGATTTCCTCAACAGGGGTAGCTTGGAAGCCACAAGCCCTTGCTAAATAACCGTATCTATTGCGTAATGCACGAGAAATAGCTCTTGTTTGTGCCATACCATAGACAGCGAACTCAGGTTTATCAGATAACCATGGTTCATCAGACCTTGCTTGCATAACGCCGTCAGCAACGACATTGTCATTTTCATCAGTTATGATACATTGAGCGGTGACTATCAATGCACCTTTTTCATCACGAGTATCTACACACTCACAACGAGCGGTGAGATTTTTGAGAACCATGATATATTGCCAAGCTTCAGCAAGTAGGTAGGCTTTATTATCTTTTTTGATTGCGAGCCCAGCCCCATCTACAAAAGCTTTTAGTTTAGAGACATCATCATCTACACATTTTGGTTGGGTAGAATTAGCCGATACAGAAATTGTAGCGGTTGGGGTATTCTGTGCCTTTACAGGCACCCTACGAGTAGGTCGTTTGCTGTTGACAGAAGCGACGGCTGTTTCCATTGCTTTATCAATTTCAGTAATTTCATTTTTCATGTTTTTTATAAACCTTTCTTCACAGTCCAGTTAAAGCGTGAGTATGATTTATCGATAAAACCTTTTGGTAGTGAGCCATATAGTCGAAGATAGTCTTCAGCTTTCTTCTCATTAGCTACTTCCATGATTTTAGTTTCTTTGAAATCAGCTGGTACTTCTTCAATAGACCCAACTGCGATTTTGGTAATTCGAGAGACGCTAACTCGGACATTTCCGACTTCATGTACATCGTAGTCTTTTTCTTCATCAAGGTAGCTTTTTAATCCAGCCTTGAGCTTTTCGACCTCCTTCTGTGCGTTAGAGATTTTATCTAACTCAGCAAAAACAGCAGGATTAGCCTCTTTAAGAGCGTCCAACCGTTTTGCCAAGGATTTTTCAGTATCAGCGATAGAAGCTATCGTCGCCGACAAATCCATAGACATTTTGTCTTTCCTTTTCTCCTGACTTACCCAATTCTTATGATATTGTGTTTTTTGGTGCAGGTATGGGCCTGTGGGTAAATGAAATAACCAATGCCTCATTAACGCCTAATGACACGGCTAGAGGGGTAAAATCCAATAAATATGTAGAGATATTTATAGTTAAAATGCGGAGAACCACAGGCTCATATCTGAACCAAAGATATTATTTTGTTAAGGGGCAAGCTTGGGCGGGGAAGAGACACCGTATCGAAAGTGAACTATCACCAGCATCTCTCACCCTAGAACATTATTCTAAATACTACATAAGTGTTTTCCAGATGTATTGTATAGATAGGATTACATTTATTTATATATATAAGTAGAGATTATATACAGAAATAGAAAAAGTGAAAAACATATGAAGGTCGAAGGTCATATTTTCAAGTAGTATTTGTTAATGTTCGTATTTTCATTATATTAAAAGGTACACCTTTTGTCAATAGTTTTTCATCATTTTGATGAAGATTTTTTGTTTACAGAGAACGGATGCAAGTTATTCGTGTTCCCTGAACCAACCGTCGTAAACTCACCAAGTACTAAGTCGTCAACCACGCCAACAATCCCTCGGCTACGGTATTTAGTGTCTTTAGATAGGTGCCTTAAACGATTGTAAGCTTTAGGGCTGACCTTAATATGGCGATGTAATGTTTTTCTCTTTTCTGTATTCTGAGGGGTATTAGAGTTTTGTTTTTTCATATCAGATACAATTCTATCACGAAAGGTTCACCTTTGCAACCTAGGAGATTTTGTCTAAGATTTTAGTTGTTTTGCCTGGCTTATAAACAATCACATCTTTGGTGTATTTGTACCCATGGTCGGTAGTGCTTTCAACTGGGACAATCTTAATATCTTCTACATGGCCGAAGCGGTCGACATTGCCAGCTAGGTCTAGAATAAATGCAGTTTTATCAGGGTTATCAGGGTCAACACGGAGAGCCCTTCCGATAAATTGCATATAGAGAGCAAGGCTTTTTGTCGGACGACACAGCACAACGCAGTCAACACTAGGGACATCAACGCCACGGCCTACCATACCGACATTGACGAGGAATTGAAAACGACCCTCTCTAAACATTTGCATCTTTATTTCACGAGACAACTTTGTATCATTGTCAGAGTCCATACACTCAGCTACCCCACCTAATTTTTCAATCACTCTTTGTAAGCGGTAGTTCATATCAACATTAGGCGAGAAAATAATCGTCTTCAAATTATTGTCCATGCACCACTTAACAGCTTGTGTAAAACGAGAAGTATTTTCTTCAATATCGACCCATTTCATCATGTTAGTCGTGTCAAAGTCCATACGACCTGGCACATCACGCACAAATGACCAGTCCGTTTCAGCCACATGATATTGAGTTTTAGAGAGAAACCCTCTCTCTTGTAAGTAGTCAATATTGCAACGATAAATAATCTTATTCCAGACCCATGCACCAAGTCTAGTTTTTTCGCCGTCACGGCAATGAATACGAGTAATTGGGCGACAGAAGATTTTAGGGTCTTCAAAGCGTTTTGCAAATACAACATTTCTAAACGGAGTGGCAGTTAAGCCTACAATACGGCAGTCAGCAGGCAGAGCGTTTAAGAACTTCATATATTGCGAGTCAGCCCTGTCGCTTGTCACGCAATCACACTCATCTATAATCACTAATTGAATATGTTGGCAATGTTCAACCCATTTAGCAATCGTGCCAATCGTTGCAAAAGTGACATGAGAGTTAATTGACCAGCCACCAGCACTAGCAGAACAAATAGAAACTCGTTCCTGGGGAAAGCCTGTTTTTAATAACTTTTCATAATTTTGTTCAAGGATTTCTTTTGATGGTTGAAGAATTAAAACAGAAGTGTTCGCCCTCTTAATAATCTCAGAAACCACCACGCTTTTCCCAGCCCCAGTACTAAGGCTCAAAACGCACGGGCGTTTTGCTTTTTCCCAATATTTGAAAAGAGTATCGACGCACTCTTCTTGATAATCTCTTAATTTTAATTCTGACATTTGTTTTTCTCCATTTTCCAGTTCCACCGTTTATTGGCATCTTTATTTTTCACTTTTCTTCGTTGACTATTCTGGTGTTTTTTATTAACAGAAGTGAGATGCCACGCCCCACAATGTTTGCAAGAATAAACCGAACAAGTTTGGTAACCCAATACTTTACGCTCGTAAGTAAGCCTTTTCATCGCTGAACTCTTTGTTGCGTACATCATCTTTTTATGTACAGGACAAATACTCATAACAATATATAAAAATCACTCTCCTCTTAATAATTCATAGCCTGGGGCTTTTTCAACAAAGATTTTCTCTTTGTTGTGTTTAACATATTTAATCTTTTCCTCAACAATCGCCAATTTTTGCATTATATCGACTTTTATTCTTCTTCTCTCTGTGACATTGCCAAGGATGCTAGCCCCAACATAGTTAATACCATCGGCAATGTCGGTATTATAGGCAATATAACCTTGCTTAATCACATCGCAACAGACAGAAGCATAAATATTGTCAATCCCCCCATGACTAGCTATATAAGTTTGAAGAGCATCAGAAACCTCAACCAACTCTTTAGTAAGTTTTGACCCGATAGCTTCTAATTCCTTCAAATAGTCGTTGTAAGCTTTCTCGTTCATGGGGGGGTAATTTCTCATTTCTTTTCATATTTGCAAGATGAATATAACATTTTGTAAAGAGCGTCAATCTGCCCTTTGGCAATAAGAACCTCAAGTTGAGCGTCATCTATTTGTTTTTTTAAGTCATAATAACTTGCTACTATGGCATGGGTGTCTTTATCTAGCCCACCAATGGTGCTGGCAAGGACTTCTATATTTTCGTCAATAAAATCATCAAGCGTTAAATCTAATTCAATACTTAAAAGCCTATTACGCTCTGATTTAGCTTCAATGTCTTTGATAGCCTGTAAGATTTCATTTTCATTGCACATAGAGAAGTCCTTTTCCATCTTTTTATTTATTATTAAAACAATTATTAAAATGGCACATCAGATAAATCTAATGGCTGGTTGACTTCTTCATCACTAGGGGTAGCATCGCCATCTTGAGCAACAGCTTTGTCATAATCCTCATCAGAAGTTTCATCGGTAATCGTCATTTGACTATTTTTCGCCATATTTTTATCACGAAGTGCGTTGCCATATTCAGAGATGGTCGTTGCGTATGGGGTCAAACCTTCAATGGTAGCCTCATCGTAAGCTTCACCTTGAGTGAATACAGGGGCTGCATAGTGTACAGAACCATTGACCTTGTATTCAACGCCACTAATGATAAGTGGGCGGTTGTAGAACGAAGCACCAGCTTTTCGCCTAATATCAGATAAGGCACGAGATGCAGAGCCAGAAGCCTCAAAGCGGACAATCACACGCTCGCCATTAAGTTCAGTTAGAGCATATAAGTTAGTGCGGACTTTGCCGTTGTGGGCTTTCACAGTAGTTTTAATATCTTCCCACAGACCACGAGCAATGATAGCCCCTCGTTCATCACCAACACAACGCTCATAAACAGTGATAGGTTCATCCCATGAAGCAAATTCAGATGAGTTTAAGAAGGTGTTAGCAGATTTATTTGCCGCATCGAATACACCACCATAGATAGACATAGCTTCACCTAGTGGGTATAAGACCAGAGGCATAGCGAGTTTCACAGTTTCGTAATCATTGTCTTTATCGTCGTAATAGACAAATCCGCCTTCATGTTCAATTTTTCCAGTTTCTTTATCTTTGAAGATTTCAGTTTTGCCACTCCACCTCAAAAACCTCTCGGCAGGGTTAGACAGGCTGGAACCTGGGTTTAACATTGTACGCATAATTGACTTTTCCTTTCGTTGACTTTTTGCGTTATTTAGTAATGAGTTAATTATAACAAATATAAGAGAAAAAGTAAACCTTTATTTGAAGATTTCAAACACAGTTTCGGCAGAGTCGTCAAGTACAGATAACCAGCACCATGGTGTTTTGACAGCAACTAGTGGCCAGTTTTTCTCTTTAGCGTATGCAAGAGCTTTAGATAAATCTTCAGCATTGAATTCGTAATCTGTTCCGTCTTCAAATATTAACTTTGCATTTTTAGTTTGTTGTTGTTCTTGTTCCATATAAATATTCCTTTCAATTAAAATTTGATTACTCCATTAAAGTGTTCTTTTTCAATCGGTGGTAATTTAGGTTGAGATAACGGCTTATTCCATGGGTCAGGTTCACCTTTTTTCGGTAAGGTCGGGGCAGGTTGGCGTGATGTAGAGACAGGGTTGGCAGAGACAAACCCAGCGGTTTTTGGTTTCGCAGACGGCACACTATTTTGGTCAGCGACCTTTCTACCTTCACCATTTAAGTCCATAATAACTAGCCCACATTTATCATGTCTAATCGCTGTACCGATTTTATAGTTAAGTCGATTACGGTTTTTATCTAGCCCAATATAAATACCTTCTGTTTGTTCACCTTGTTCCTGCCAGACCATTAACACAATGTCTGCATCTTGTGCGATGTAAGATGAGCCACGCAAGTCGTTAATATCAGCATGGGCTTTCCCCTTTTCGACTTTTCTTGTGTGTGAGATTAAGACAATCGGAAGTTGGTTTTTAATGGCAGCCTGTTTGAACTCTTGGGTGATAATACCAAGTTCATTTGCGACATCGTGCATCTCACGGGCGAAGTAGTGTAAGTGGTCGATAAACACGCACTCAGCCCCCCATGATTTAGCTTGTTCGATTAAATATGGTATTGTTTGCCAGTTCATGCGGTCGATTTGTTGGAAGCGTAAATATTGACAAGTCTCAGCCATTTGTTTCTGTCCAACCTCATCATAACCGTACCCTAAGATATTCCAAAACCTTGATAATAGTTCTTCCTTAGTCATTTCAAGGGTAACGAAAACGACTTTATGCTTCTTCTTAACCATGTTGGCTGCAATATTACAGCACATCATTGTCTTGCCACTCGATGTAACCCCTGCTACAATAGTTAATTCTCCTGGGGCAAATCCCATAGTCATGTTATCTATCGCATAATACCCAGAAGATAAGCCTACTCGTTGTCCCCAATTTTTAATCCTTTGTAACGCCCCCTCCATATAATCTGATGGATTGACGAGTTCAGCTTTTGCTTTCGCTTCCACCTCGTCATCGACAGAGTCGTCAATCAGTTTATCAAGGATTTGTTCACGCTCGTTCGCAGATAGGTCACGAATACTGTCCATCTGCCTTTCGACACGAGTGCGTGATTTATTACGCCTTCTTGGTTGTTGTTGATTTAGTTGATTTGTGAAAACAACATTTTTTACCTCATCAATGTTGTTGTTGTCATTGTCATTGACCGCACTTTCCATTTCGTTTATTCACCCTTTAATATTTGTCGAATACGCATTTTTGATTTGAGTATCGACTTGTTTGTTGTTTCGATAATATCATTTATTAAGCGTGTTGCCGAGACCCAACCTTTATTTGACGCATTTCGTTTGTGTTTTTCTAGTACACAAATCAGTCGTTTATTCCACTCAATGTCATCTTTTTCCCATTTCACTAATGTTTTAATTCGTTCTTTATCATCCATAGTTTTGTTCGGTTTTTCCGTCCATATTACAACATATTTTTGATATTTTCATAGACCCTATTCCAAGCCTGCTCTTTTTCTTAGTTCAGCAATGTGTGCATTTTTTTCGTCAATTTCTTTTTTGTATTTTTCATACTGGTAGTCGCCTGGGGCATAGCTTTCGAGAGAAGAATAATCGGAGTAATCCAAAAGCGATGGATTTTCTTTTACATGGTCAATTAACCACTGGTCATGTTCAGGGGTACCGTCAATGCGATATCGGTGTGGTTCACCGTTTTCGTCGTAGAACAGGTCAAGAATACCGTACTTCATCATCAACTTCTTGGTCATGAGATTTGGCATTAACCCCCGTTCGATAAGACAATTGTCCATAGCTTTCCCTTCATCGGTTCGGTCATCAGGGTAATCGGCGTAGGGGTTCTCCTTTGGCTTTTCGACTATCGTAGCAAAACGACCAAGAGTTTCTTCAGATAAGAAGCTGTAGATGTTTGGGTCGGTAACCCATTTAGCGTTCAGATAAGCACCCAAAGCGTTAAAGATTTTTTCAGAGGTGAAGATTTCAATCATGTTTTTCGCACTAGACACAAGGCGTTTGGTGATTTGAAAATTGCCAAGGTAAGGTTGAAGCTGCTTGAGAAGATTGGTTGCTTCAGCATAGTCTGCACGAGTTTGTTTCTTCTTTAGTTCAAGATTATCAGCCCTAACAGGGGTAGAGAACGGAACTGAAGAGATAGAAGCTGGGCGTCTTCTCAGTCTTTCCCCTGATTTTATGCCAGAAACTGAAGATTTTGATAGGGGTGGATTTTGTGTGAGGTCATGAGAGGCGCTGTGAGGCGTGTTATTTCCTGAAACGATAAGACACTCATCTTTGATAGTACACAGGGCTTCACGAGGCTCTGGTGAAGCCACAGCGTATATTTTAGCTGGGGCGTGGGTCGAGTCGCCGTGGTTGGCGGGGGCGGAACAAACCCCTTCAGTTACATTTACGTCGGCTACGCCGACTTTCCCATTAAACAAAGAAAGTTCATCTCCTTGATTAAGTTCGACACTAATAGCGTTAGCCTCTAATCCCTTAGGGACAGTATTAGCGTTAGCCTCATTAGGCAGATAATCGAAAATTGATATTTGTTTCAAACTTGAATTATCAGAAAAACTGAAATCATGTGAGACGACTTTAGTCGGCTCACAATGTGACGAGCGTAGCGAGTCACATAAACGTACCGTTTCATACACAGCATTTTTTAATGAAATCTTATTCGATTTATACGATTCAAAAATTATTTTAATTTTTTCGCAAATTTTTCCATCATTGCTTTTTTCGTTAATTTTCATATTCATATTCAGACCCGAAATAACAGGGGTAATTTTGGCATTTTTGGTAACCTGATTGGACACCGAATTGGTAACCTGATTGGACACCGAATTGGTAACCTGACTGGTAACAAAGTTTTTCGATTTTGCACTAAAATTTTGAGGGTTTTCCACAGGGTTTTCCACAGGTTTTTTCGCTTCTTTTTGTTGTAGAAATAACATCGTTTTTTCTTCCAGAAGTGCTTGGTTAAAAATAAAATATCGTAGCTTTCCATTGCCGACTGTGCTTAAAAAACCAGTCTTTTTTGCTATATATAAATGCGATTTCAGAGTTTTGTCGGTCCACCCAAAGTGCTTCGCTAGGTATTTATTACTAGGGTTCATTGTCCCGTATTGGGTTATACTTTGGCTGAATTTATAGAAGTACCAGAGGATTCTTCTTGCATAGCTATCATGGGTTGAAGAGTTCAAGACCCGACGAGCTGTTCCATCAAAGTCAGTTTTTTCTTTACCTTGCAACGAGATGTCGTCCATAGATTTTTATTCCTTATTTAGTTTATTGGTTAGATTATTTATTAACACATTAGATTTTAGTTGCCAAGTTGAGTTTTACCTCTGTTATTCCTCAGGAAGGATTTGTTTTTTAACATCGGCAATCCTATCAGTATTAAGTGTAATTAGACGGAGACACCCACGATAGCCAATCATACGGGTACGCCCGCTGCCTGTAATGGTGATTAGTCCAGTTTTCTTGGCCTCGTGGAGTGCAGACCTTATTGTTTCTGAGGAGACATTAAGCTTTTTTGCGAACTCTTGGTTAGTGAGGTTTACAGGGAATATGATAGTATTATTGGTCTTAGAGCGTTTCAGCTCATATTCGTATACATACAAAATAATCCTTCTCGCCACACTATTTTTAGTTGCAAGAGCGACAATAAATCCGATGTCTTTCTTGATAGATTTGAGAAATTGTTTATATTCTTCGTCAATCAGCATAGCCGTTTTTAGCCTTTCATTTTTTATGGTTATATTATGTATTATATTACATATCGTATGATATTGTCAATAAGGTTTATGTATTGACATTTATCACAAATATTTTATAATAAAACCGAATAAAGCTGTTATAATTAAGCTATGTTATACTATCCTGGAACTTATAAAAGACGAGCAAGGGTTGACAACGACCCGTCCAATCCGAGCGAAGATACTGAACAGATTTCGTTCGTAGAATACTTAGACGAACAAAGAATTCCGTTCTGGCACACCAATAATGAGATGTGGACAAACTCATGGAGTCAGAAGAATAGAGCTAAGAAAATGGGTGTAAAGTCTGGCATACCAGATTTATTCATAGTGTTTGAACAGGGGCTGGTGGGGATTGAGATGAAGCGAAAAGAAAAAGGCGTAGTATCACCAACTCAGATGTACTGGGCTAATCTATTAGAGCGTGCAAAAATACCTGTATATGTATGTAGAGGGGCTGATAAGGCAGTTGAGACAATCGAGTATTTATTAAAGAACGGCTATTCAAAGATGCAGATTGAAGAAACTTATGAAGAGTTTATAATTCGTAAAAATGCTGAAAAATTGAAGAAAAAACGACAAAAACCAGTAAAATTCTAGAAAAAAGCTAAATGCTATAATAAAAACAAATAAGCTTAAGAGAGTAGTATGGAAGAAAATAACACAAAACAAGAAGATTTTGACAGCGTCTATGGGGCTCACGCCTCACAAGGTGATTATGTAAATGACCATGTAGCGGATGAGATGATGGAACAGCTCATTGCCTCAATGTGCGGTGATATGACCTGTGTTCCAGCCAATAGTAAACAGCAGAAGCTAGCAGTATATTCAATTGAATATCTAGTTGATAATCTTCCAGCAGTTAATTTCGTCGTCTCATTCTATACCCAGTTAATCATTGGTGCAGGCCTAGAAGCTAAAGACCCATACAACCAGAAGAAATTAGATGAGTGGCTTCAGAAGAAGAACGCTATGGGTCAGACCAACCAAGACATTATTGCAGACTCTGTGAAGAATTCATTGATGTATGGTTATTCTGGTATTCGTTTATCTTTAGGTGATTTTTATTCAGTCATGCCACAGCAATTAAGGATTTGGAAATTACCTCTCACTACTCAGGTAAACGGTCGGGTTGAGGTGATTCCTGGCTTAAAATCACTAGCTTTTTATGAGGTTAATCTCGATAAAGGATTTAAGGTTGAGAAAGATGAAACCGAACGCACCTTTGTCTTAAATGGTAATAAATACACTCTTGAAGAAGTGATTAAACAGAAGATGTTGAAAGTCGCTGCAGACGGCTCATATATTATCGCTGAAAATAACGACCCAGATACATTAGCTCGTGCGAATAGTGTTTATATTGAGCCAGAGAATTTCTGCCACTTGCGTAATTCAAACGACGGTGATTATGGCCGTTCACCGTTATCATACGACAAGTTAAGAACACACCTCTTAATTGACCTTATCAAGAACTTCCGTGATGAAATCCTTAATGACGGTTCAGACTATATTATGTATCTAAAAGCAGGCTTATCTGCAGGACAATCATTGACCTCATTATTATCACAACAAACAACTGAACAATCAGTTAGAGGGGCTCTTGACAAGAAGATGGTCAAGACTGCTTCAGATAAACAAATGGAAGCTGCTAAGCGTCTTGCCGAGAAGATGAAGAAGTCTCAGAAGACTCGTATGTCTATTGTCCGTAAAGACCAGATTGAAGAAATTAAGAAGCTCGAAGGCACAGTTAGGTTGCCAGATTACTTAGGTATTTATAACGATGCTAAAGATGTGGTGGCAGATATTTATGGTATTCACTCATTGCTTGTCGGTGGCAAGTCATCTGGCTGGAATACAGGTATGTCTTCAATGCTTGAATTCACTATGGACAAGACAATTCGTCCGTTCCAACAGAGATATTCACACCAGCTATCAGATTATATTTGTCGTGCTTCAGGGGTTAAGGGTGAAGTCAAGTTCCGTGAGTATGAATTGTTAGACAAGAAAGCTCAAGCAGATATTGAGAAGACCCGTGCTGAAGCTGAGAAACAGATTGCAGACGCTGCTAAACTGGCTAAAGAGACGAAGCTGATGACTAAGAAGACAGCCAACCCTAGCCCTGATGTTGAAACTGAAGCTAAAAAGAAAAACACAAGTTATAATAACGATAAGAAATAAGCTAAAGGAATAAATACAATATGACACCTGAATTAAGCAACGAACAATTAGCACAGATGGCTCAAGCGATTGATAACAATATGCAGGACAGCCCAGCCATATCTATCGACCCGAAGAGCAATAATGTCTCAGTAGTCGGCGACCCAAATAATCTACATCCAACAAATGGCGATTACACGATTGTGTATGAATATATGCCTGAAGAAGTCTCAGCCACAGACCAAAGTATGCTCGACTATGACCCAGAGAGAAAGATATATACTGGCACGCTCCATTATAAAAACAAACGAGTCAAACCTCTTTATCGTACAAAGGTATCATCTATTCTGTTGACGATTTTAACAGACATCGGTGTTTTGACCGAAGAAGGGTATTCAGCAAAGATGTTGCAAGCTCATGTTGGTGAGGTCTTTATCAATCACACAGAAGATATTTTAGAGTTAGCTTCACTTGTTCTTGGTGAAAGAAAAGAGCGTCTAGAACACGCACGAGAATTATTCACATTTCTTGTACAGCTAATCGAGAACGAGCCAAACATCATCAACGAGACTAGCAATTTTTTAGAATCTATGCAGAAAACCTCAACCGCACCAGCAGCCCAGACGCAAAATTAAAATATAATGCGAGCCTAAACATCTGGTCAGCTATGGCTCATTTCGTAGCGAAAGAGCTAGGGTTAAGACCCTACCAAATATTGACCGAGTGGACGGTGGAAGAGTTGATGGTGGCTTATGGTGAGTATGCAAATATTCATGCGAGAGAGTCGTATGAGATGATGTCTCCAAAAGAACGAGCAAAGAAGAGAGTCCTCCCAACAGACCGTTGGGCGGTGAAGTTCATTAGTCTAGAAGATGCACTTAATATGCAAAAAAATGGACTAGATGAGTCCACCCGAAGGCAAAATGAAATAGATTTACAAGAGATGGCTGATATGTTATTGTAGTATCAGAAACGCATGAGAACTCAAACGGTTAGAGATAGCTCTGCAAAAGCTACATTAGTGAGTTCGACTCTCACCTCGTGCTCCATATATTTGTTTGGAAAGAGAGATGTTTTTCACCCTGGACATCTCTTTTTCTATGCGTTTCGTGATGTATATCTATATTCCATCAATACCCTGATATTCACACCTAAATTACTATTTGTTTTGCTTTCAGTATCGGTTACCTTAATTGCGTGCGCTCGTCCATCAAAGAAGTTTTTAAGACTGGCTAGTTTTTTCTCTGCAAGTTCGACATTATTCGCCCCAGATGAACTAGAAGAAGTATTTTGTTTAGCAATTTCTAATTGAGCCTTAGCGTCTTGTACAGCGTCATAAATACACATACGCAGGTCATACCAGTGGCCAGACTCGTGGTCTTTGGCAGTTTTATCTGGGTAAATACCGTAGTCTTCCTTACCGAAGCCACTAGGGAGTCCAGCAGAGAATTGTTTAGCTAATGACTGTGTAATGTCTAGCCAAGCATTATTCCCAGTATCGTCACGATAAGATATTTCAACTCGTACCATAATAATATAATTATACCAATCAATTTCAGCATATAATTAAGTCAAGATGACAAGAAGTTCAGTTTATTATATATTCCAGAAAAAAGTCTTAGATAGTGAGACCTATGCTGGGTATAAGATTAAATACGAAGAAGTCTGCCGAGGGACAAGACTAGTTGGCAATGGGTTGACCATTACACAGGCTTTAGACGATGTCCCGACTGCTTCAATCACTATTCCTATTGAAGACTTACCAAAAGACGATAAAGGTATTCCTGTGACTAATTTGAATAATTATCGTGTGTTGATATCTGTCATGGTTAATAATAAGCGTAAATATGGTATGGCTTGTATCGTAGAGTCAATTGAAGTTAATTACGAAGACGAGATAGCAACCTTATCTCTCGTCCACCGTATGGCAGAAATGAAGCAGTGGCTCATGCCAATCAATCTTATTGTAAAAAATATGCCACTCGGGCATTGTGTAGAAAATGTCGCTAAACTGAGCTTCCCTGATGACTATGTTAAAAATGAACAGGTATTGAGACAGATTGGGTATTTGACCAATCTCACCGTAAACAAAGATTACCCAATTCTTCCAATCGGCACAGCCACTAGACACATACAAGCAAACCCTGATGTCTTATCACCAGTAGAGAGATTATATGTCCCACAGGAAATTCCTGTAACGATTGAGATGGACGCTTATGCGTATAACACAAAGCTTGAGATGAACTTCTCATCGACTAATAAGTTAGAAGCCTTAGCAGAGATTATGAAAAACACCAAAGACCTACATTTCTTAGGTACTATTTCTGGTCATGAGATGTGGTACGAACCGACCAATGGTAATTTTGGTGATGGGGTGAAGATTTCTAATTTCCAAGATGAGTGTGATTATTCAATCATCGTCTCACAAAATGTTTTAGATTATGACCTTGAAGAGTGTGATTTTAACCCAGCTAAAGACATTTCGCTAGTCACAATGTTAGGCGACCCAGTATGTTCACAAGATTTAACAGACCATTTTAACCGTGCTGCTGTGTTTTGTGGGGATGTAGGAGAGGGGGTATTACATTTAACCCTTAAAGAGATTTATGAAAATAAAGCCACGCTTGAAGACCCATTATTCCCAGTAGAGAAATATGAATTCAATATCAACCTTCAGCCTGATGCAGTTTATGACAATAAAACACATAAGAAGATTAACAACGAGAAAGTCTATGAGAACATCGACATACCTGTTATGGCGAATAACGAGAACCGTGAGTATTATGTGACTGACCTTGAGCAGTTAGGTAAAGACAACGGGGCAGTGTATCATACTGTGTATAATTTTTCTGACCTTTACCCTATTCCTGACCTTGAATATACAGATGAGAACGATAAGAAAGTCGAGTTAGAAATCACCGATGCAGACCGTATCGAGATTACTAAGCGTGCTTATAATAGGGCAATCAGGTTCCTAAAAGCACAACGCCCACAATGGCAGTATCAATTCAATACAACAGCACTACCAGCAGTTGATATGGTAGGGAAGAGAGTGCGTTTTCTTTATGACAAGAAAGTGTCTCGTGTGGATGAGTGTGGCGAGCCAACAGAGATTACCATTGCTCATGTTGATGAGTGTTTTTACATCACCCAGAGGATTATTTCTTTTGACCCTGAATTAAATGAAGTAGCAACAATCACCCTTGATAAAGAACTTCGTCCAAATACTAATCAAGAAATGGCATATAAATTGCATGAAAAAGCCAAAACCCCTGATGTCACAACAAGTTCTGAACTTGGAACATTATACCCAGAGTATGGCAATACAAATTATAACGATGCTATGGACGCAGAGACGATTGACAAACGCACCCCAATTTATGTACCTGATACTGGTATACCAAAATATGGTTAGTAGATAGCACCGAGTGCCGCTCTCGCACCGAGTCTTCTGTATGAATTGCCAGCACCAGAATTATTTTTGTTAATAATCTTAATAAACTGTCTAACGCTACGATGGTTATTATTTGTCGTGTCGTTATAGGTACGAGCGTGATTATCAGAAACAGTATTAGGCCTTCCCATGAGAGAGGAGGCAAGTTTGGTATCACCTAGGTTAAGAGCAGACATGGCAGGGAGTCCCACCTTATCAACTACGCTTTTTCTCACAACAAATTCACCACGCTGAGCCATGATAGGCACAGTGTCGACCCCCACCGCACCACCAGTAGCAAATTTCGGAGGACGGATGCCAGTAATGAATTTTAAGAAGTCAAATTTTAGTGGGATAGGGAGTGGGCTAGGAGTAGACTCACCGAGCGAGCCATCTAATGATGCTAAGAATTTGGTAGCATTGTCTATCTTCTTTAATAATTCTTTTTGATAATCAGACTCAGGTTGTTTACTAACCCTATTTCTGAAGTCCATATAATCATCTTTCAGCTTAGTAATTTTTTCTCTTGTAGCATCATCACCAACAAAATTACCACCTTTAGTAGTTACCTCAAAAGGTTCGCCGCCGTCAGTAGGCATAAGCTGGAACTTTCGTTCCCCAGTCACCCAGTTGTCGTTTGTTGTTTTTTGCATCAATTCTTGGTTGTTTTTAATTACAGCATCATAATCACGCATCAACAATGCGTCCTTAAAACCTTCAACAACAGTCTTAGCTGCCCCCTCAATTGTTTCTTTGTTCGTTTTGGTTTTATCTATTAAAGACTTATCTATGGTCTCACCAAGCTTATTGACAACAGATGGGATGTCCCAGTTGACGATTTGTCTTGTGGCATCGAGTTGCACGCCTTCATTTTTGAGAAGTGCAGTTACCTGTTCTTCTGTCATCGGGGTGCCCTTAAAGTAATCAGAGACGATTTCTTCATTAGATTTATCGTCGTAGCTATAGGTAGAGCTATCACCGTTTAAGTTATAGAGCTTTAAGAGTTCAGCCAATTTGTCACGGCGGTCTCGTTGTGATTGAGTAAGCTCAGTGCCTTTGTATTTGAAGATATTACCAGTATTGCCAAGGGCTCGGAATTCTTTGCTTTCTGTATATTCATCGAGTTTGCTGTTGACCAATTTAGAACGATATTGCTTTCTAGCGATGTCCATAGCTTTTTCAAGGCTATTACCGCCCTGTCTGAAGTATTCCTTCACCTGATTATAGGCAAATTTACCGACGGCACTATTGGTATCAATACCGTGTCCACTAGCTTGAAGAGCCTTAAACACTTGGTCAGCAAGAGGTTTTGCGTGAGCATCCCACGCATCTTTGCGTTTTTGATTAGCCTCTTCGGTAGATTGTTTAACTCGTTTAGCGAATTCCTCAGTCGCCTTGGCTGCACCTCTTAGGCCACCAATCAATGCACCAACAGCACCACCGATTGCTGCACCTGGTGCCCCAAAAACAGAACCGCCAGCCATAGCCCCACCGATACCGCCAGTAGCAACACCAGCAAGGGCGGTTAATCCTGTATCACCACCAGTAATGGATGCTGCCATAGAAGTGACAGCTTCGTTCACAAAATAAACGATTGCTCCTTTGAGTAGTACAGAAGCAGATTTGCCGACAGCCTTGCCTAATGCTGATATTTTCGAGTAATCAAGACCAAATTTAGTGTGAATAGCATCGGCAGTTTTTTTCTTTATGAAGTCCCACGCTATGTTAGACCCCTTTAAGAAGGTTTTTCCCATTGCTGTTTTTTCAAGTAGAGTAGAAGCGTTAGCAATACTCTGAATAATGCCAGCTAAGCCTGTGAAAGCTTGAGAAATGCCACGACCAGCAGGAGAGGCAAGCCAGCCGATAACACTGCTTAAATTCGGGATGTTGAGTAGTTTACTGGCACCTTTTAGAATATTCGCTGCCGTTTTAAGCCCGTCAATATACCCCTTAATTATTTCGACAATTAGTCTAATACCTTTTTTAGCGATTGAATAAATATCAGACCCACCAGTAATTTCACGCAGTGCGTCAACAGCAGTCTTGCCAATTTCACTAATACCATTAAATAATACCCTTGCAACCTGTTCGACCTTGTCGAAATCGATAGAGCGGACGAACTTAGACATTTTCGTATAAATCGGTTTGATGAACGAGTTAAGTGCGTCAGACATACGGCCTTGCTCTCTGAAGACATTTTTTATAGCATCATAAAAACCAGACCCTGTGACAATTTCGTCCATGGTAGTTTGAATAGTTTCTTGCATTTGTTGTTTAAGACCAGCGTATGAACGAGCATAGTCTTTAGAAACATTAGAGATACTAGACTTTGTGTGAACAAGTTGAAGTGCTTGCAAGAGATATTTCGTATCAGACTGTGAGATTTCAGCACTAGGGTCTTTAACACGCTGAGCAAGGTCAGGTTGAACAGATTTAAGTATCTTTTCAAACACAGGTACCTTTTGTGTGAACTCACGCCAGTCACGAGCAGTAGCTTTACCCGTAGTCACGACTTGAATAGTGTTAGTGACGATTTTATCAAGATAGGTAGAGACTTCTTGCCCAGAAGCCATTAAGAGGTCAGCAATACCTTCAAGTGCGTCGAGAGCGAGCTTAGAGTCGCCATTAGAGATTGGGGCAAACTGGCCAGCGTATTTAGCGAGGTCAGCAGAGTTAAAGGCGGTATTGTCGATAGCACGCTTCTTGATTTCTTTAGATAGAGTATCTGGGTTATCATTTGGGAAGAATAGCTTAAAACCAATTCGAGCAGTCTCAAAGGTATTAGCCATTTCAAAGCCACTATCGTTCAATTTCTTCAAGGCAGGTATAGCGGTATTAAGTAGAGACCTACCCATGTTTTCAACATTTTGCCAGATTTGGTATGAGAACATCTGAGCTTGTTCAAAGACAGAAGCAAGACCACGAGTAGCGTAAAAGCCTTTAAGTAGTCCTTCAGAAAATTTGACACCAGTGTCTTTTGTTTTATCAGCACTACTTTTTATAGAAACCATGCCTTTTTTCATTAAGGACAGGTTTTTAGTCCCTTTTGCAGTTGCACCAACAAAAGAGTCAATCTGTCTTGAAGTAGCCTTAGCAGAACTATGTAAATCTTTGAAGTCAATTTTTTGTTTTTTAACCTCATACGAGGTGCGCTTAATCTGTTGGTTTTGCACATCCCACATATTATTCACACTCTTAATCATCTGGGCAAAGCCTTCATTGGTGATATTCACATTGAGGCTCTTCTTAGATAAATCTTCGAGTTGTTCTTTTAGTTTAGCAACAAGACGAATAAGGTTAGTGATTTGTTGTACCGCCTTGTCATCTTGGAAACTTAACCTCTTATTTTCGAGTTGGTCACGAACCCCTCTGATTTCATTTTTAAGGATTTTTGTGTTTTCAGTCGCACCAGCAGTGTCCACCTCAACCTTGTTTTTTGATAGCCCTTTGACCTCTTCACGGACTTCACCAATCGTTTTTTTCAACTGGTTAAAGGTACGAGAAATATGCTGATTATTCATCGTAGTGACAGTATGTTCAGCATCTCGTGCCGCACCTCTTAACGACTCACGAAGAGCGTTAATGTTCGATGTGATAATTTGGTCAATACGGCTAGCTAGTTTATCAAGGGCCGTAATCAGCCCATCAAAAGTAATCTTCTGAGTAGTTTTAGCACGAAGTTTGTCTAACTCATCGCCAACAGCCTTAGTCGCCCCAGTAGCGTCTTTAGACATCGAAGTGAGGGATTTTCCGAGGCTGATTAAGTTCTTCTTAGCGTCATCGACCTTTTTATTGAAAACATCGGTGTTAATGTCCACATGGTCACGGTTCTGTTCCTCAATCATGCGTTTTAACCTACTGACATTATCAGCAAGTTTTGAAAGCTGGTCGACAGCCTTTGTAGCGTCGATTTCAAGTTTAATCTTTGGGTTAAATGTAGACTCTGACATTATCTAAAAATCTCCTCTGCTTTTTGTTTAGCTATTTCAAACCATATTCTTTCAACGAAGAAGCGTAAGCTAGTATCTCTTGCATTTTTCTCTGCAAAAGGCACATAGTTGAACGCAGGGATTCTGCGAGCAAATGAGCCACGACCGACCTTTTTTGGGCCGATAAGCTTTTGTTCGTTCACACCCACGATGATATACCCCTCTGTGTTCAATTCATCCTCAATTTCAATAGAGTCTCGTAAATTACCTGTGTCGACAGGTACATTTTTCTTTAATTCCTCAAGCGTTTGTTTCGCCCAGCGCCTAGCATTGAATTCCATAAACGCCATTGATTTTCCCATGGTGATAGTTAATGCCTCATCAAAATCTTTCCACCCTGAACCTGGGGTGTATTTACCTAGATTGATTTTAGATTTTGATGTGTATGCCATACCTTTATTATAATTTTGGAATAGTTGTTTCTTTTTTCTTTTTGGTAAGTGTCTTATAATAAGAACATAAAAAGGAGTACCTTTCAAGTGAAGAAATTTTATCGTGTTATCGTCGCTTATAACCCTCTTGAAAATAAAATTACAGAGTTCAGGCGATTAGATATGTATAGCGACACCTATGAAACAGACTCAACGGAAATGTTCTATAAAGTATTAGGTCTAATAGATAGAACAAGCGACATCATCTTAGGCAAGACAGCTGCCAATAACTTTTATCAGCTATCACCAACCCCATACGGAACATATATCAAAGAAGACGCATCTTCAGTAGATAAGTTCATCAACAAATCGAAATTATTAGTAGCAATTGCTAACTACCAGAAAGAAAAAAACATCCCTTTTGACCGATAGTATAATTTAGGCATGAGTGATGTAAATAAATCGCTAAAGGTATATAAGAGGTTGTTGCAATTCAATAACCTTCCTATTCCATTTGGTGAAATTCAGGAACAGACCTATACAGCGTCTTTCAAAGGTACATCGACCCCTTATACTAGTCATCAACACGGTAATTATTATGGGCATTTAGGCGAGTATGGGGTACTTAATGCTGCCCAATTTGATGCGACATTGTCTTTTGATTTTAAGAAGATTGCCTGTGGCGACAAACCTCGCTATGCACGCTTCATTAAACGACAGCTAGCCCGTTCAGGTAAATTATGGGCAGTCCAAAATGGTGGAGAGATTATCTGGGCTAACGCTCGTGTGTTGTCAGTCAATGAGTCTATTGCTTCTATCGGTGAAGATAAAATCACATTATCTGTGACATTTGAGTTAATCGACGGTTATTGGGTATACGCATGGAAGACAAGAACATTTCTTGCACAGTATTGCCCATCTCGTTTTATCAACTTCGATAATGAATATTGTTGGTCTTATGAAGATGCTAGATGCGACATCACAGGTAAAGATAGATGCTTACCATGTTTCACCGTTGAGCCAGAGGTGCCTGTCGATGCAGAATACAAACCTCTTTGTTCATGGTCTCGTACAGAGATTACTAATCTATTAGGTGCAAGGTGTCCTCAGCAATTTCATATCAGATATGACTGTGGGCTAGAGAAGAACTTCTTCTGTTATGATGCAGGATGGGGCGATAAATATCGTCTAAAAAATAGAGATGCTGTTAATGAAACAACAATCTCATTTTGTTCAATGACAGACCTACCTAGCACCGCAGTCCAGATAAGGTTAAGAGGGGTTTTTGTTAATCCTACCATCACAGTCAATAACGACACGGTCACCCTCAAAGGCACTTATGATAAGAACACAATGATTGTAGCTGGTTTTGGCGTAGGCATTGGTTTATACCAAAGAAAAGCAGGGACTGTTGGTGAGTGGAATTATGTAAGGTCAATTATTCCTGATACAAAAGTCACCAATATTCCATACTTCGAGATTGTTCCTGGCAAAAACACGGTAAAGATTACTGGCAATCAACTAGACAAGAAATCATTTGTTTATATCAAACCACTAGAAATTACTTTCTAACAGCCACAATCGACATCATGGCCTTTTAGCCTGTTCAAATCCATTGTATATACAACAGAGAACACAGACATAGCAGATGACCTGTCTTCCCTTTTTAGTTGATAAACCTCAGAAACATCGACACTATCATCGACCTGTCCCCAAATATCGTATGTCCACTTTTTTGTCTGACCATTAAATGGGTGGGTTATTGTTTGTTCCCTTAAAGCGTCAAAAAATGATACCTGTCCATAATGAATTTCATCAGTCGCATCGTACATCAGTTCATCTAATGCACTCATGATATTTGCCTTGAACGAAGCGACAGACTCGCTAGAGTTTCCTACAGGGATTTGTTTATGTCCAGCTTGAGTTGGGGTATCAGTAGTGTAAACAATCTCAAAGCCTATCACGACACGAGTATTACATCTGCCACCAGCGATAGGGGTAATATTCACCGTGATATACGGAAGTCTTGAGAATTGGGTAGGTTGGTTATTTACATATGACCCTAGCCCAATATGCTTGTCAATCTCAGCGACAAAGTCATTACCATATCTAACCGACGGCACTAAGGACTCAGGAAATTTGACAACCAATAAATTATCTAACAAACAGGTTTTATGGGTGAGAAGATACATCCTCAGGTTGTTCCATATGAATTTTTCAGCAAGTGCAACAGTTTTAGACATAATCAACCTTTCCTAAAAATTCAACTTCTTCATCGCTAATATTGGTATATACACCGCATTCCATAAAGCGTTCTAATTCACGAGGGGTAGTAGCATTGCAGGTGATGATATACACACAACAGTTATGGAATAATTGGACAGTTTCTCTTTTTACAATTTTCCACAAACTAATTTCATCGCCTGTCTGTTGTTTGAACGCAACATAGTCACCCTCCTTAATATCGTAAGGGGGCTTAACCATTTGGTGGGCAGAGTCAAAACTGAAGTTGTAGTACGATGTCGTATTTTGATTTTTATAGTTTGGGTCGTTCTCCAACTCATAAATACGAGCAGTGACACCTGGGTCGCCGTCAATACACCTTAAATCATAAAGCTTAACCCACTTGTTCTGGGCTTCTATTTTTTCATCATCGAACATCGGAATATTGTTATATATCTGTTTCCGAATAATCGAGATTTGATTGCTGGCATTGTTGATAGGTTTCGTACCGTTCATATTTTCATTATATGTCGAAGAAGTCTGTTTTGTTTTATAATGAAACCATGGATGAAAACAAAGTTCTTGATACAAAAGATTACAAATTAGATAAGAGACCATGGCTAATGGACTGGCTATTCGAGATTGGACATAACATGGCGATTATTAACCATTGTTATGAGAAGATACAATATCTTCAGAAAGACATTGAAAATGCTGGGCTAGATGAGGATTTAATCAGAGACTTAACAGATAAGATTGCTCATTATCACAAGATTAGAGAACTAGCTTATGAAGCATACGACACCGAGATGAGCTATCTATTTGACACAATTCCTGAAGCACAGAAAGACTGTCGTTGTTTGTTAAAGCACGCCTCATTGAAGCTTGTATTAGCTCAAGAAACCGCAGATGTGCTTAACAACGCAGTTGGCGATATTAACCTGCATAAATCATTTGAGGTGTTCGCTGGGGTGGTGTCATTAGCATTGGGGATTGAGTTTAACACCTGTATTCGTTGTATTTATGACGGCATAAAAAATCGTGCTAATGAGGCAAAGGCACCTACACATAGCACGACAGTAAAGCTCTAGTCAATTACCTGTTGGAACTTGTTCACAACCTGCCCAGCTTGGTTGGTGTAAGTTAAGGCTAATAAATACTCAGCTTGTTTTTCAGTGACCCAGTAATCACGACCTGCTTCAACCATTTGTTCAAACATACCATTAGGGGCATCATCTGAAGCGAACATAATCATTTCATTGGTGACACGAGCATATGCACCTTTCGCCGCCCCACAGGTGGCACATTTTGCTACTTTTTTAGCCATTGTTCCGCCACCGTAATATCGGACACGGATTTTTGCGTCTGTATCAGATTTTCCAACCACCTGTTCTGGTGTGTATGAAACAGGTTCAATCACAGGGATTTGGTTATTAACTCTATTTGAATTACCACAATTTTTACACGACATCGCCTAATACCTCCTCTTGTGTTGCTAAATAACATCTTGAAATAGCCATGATTTCATCGAGCATACCAAGGTCATGCAAATCTGAATATAGGGTCGCAGTTTTAGACGCAGTAGTGTCTTGAGTAGACCACTCATATTCAACATTTCCGACCTTCTTGCGTTTAAGTAGACCAGATGTAGATGTCATATTATCATGGCAGTCTTCAGAGTTCACATCCTTATTAAGCTTATTTAAGATATAACAAATGATTGGCAATAATCCAGATGGCAAAATATCATAACCAGCATTGTATTCAAGAGTCACAGTGAAGTCATATTCGCAAGAACAGCATTTATCTTCAGCCTTGATTAAGTCATAAAACACTTGTTTGCTGATATAGAGTCTATCTCGGCCTTCGTCGAACCCCATCATCAATTCTATAATATCTAATTCTTTCCTAACGAATTTACCGTTTATCATACCAGTAATCCTAGCCGAGACCATAAATTGTTCAGGATGTGGAGCATATTCGAGTGGAATAATTACAAAAGCCTCATCGCATAATTTGCATAAACACTCACAGTGTTCAACTCTCACAGGGTAGGTTTGTAGCCTTGTTTGAGTCAAGAATAAATCTTCAGGGTGGTCATCCCAGCAAGTGATACTAGATATAATACGAAGTGTTTGCCAAATTAAGTTCCAATACGCTGCTTTGTTTGAAACAAAACGACCAATTTCGGTACCGAAGTTATCTGGGTTGATATTGCAAAAAGCAGAAATAAGAGTGATAAGCTCGTTCATTTTTTCATTGTTTTCATCGAATACTCTTGATAAAGGTTCGATGCGGACTGCTTGTACTGAGATGCTTGCCATATCTTAATTATATTCTTTCAATTTATTATTATTTTTATGGAACATTATACCCAGCTGGTGGGTTTGGCATATAGTCACTACCCGTGTATCTAAACACCCCTAATATTTTCGATATTGGAAGCTGAATAACATTAGCGTGAGCCCCACCAAGACGATACGGGTAGCCACCTTGGTTTTGTGCGAGTAGGTTTATTTTGCCTTGATGTTTATAAATAGCAGAGTCAACACCGTCGAGTGAAATCCCGACATGACCGACCTTAGTACTGCCACACTCACCCCCCATTACAGTTCCTAAATCACAGACAACAACATCACCTGGCTGAATATCACCATTGCCAGCGATAGCTTTGAATTTACCAGACTCAGTAATTTTATTTCTAGCCGTTGTATTCGCCCAAGACCAATAAACGCCAGAAAAACACGGGCCTAATCCGACAGATACGCCAGTTGCAAATCTCACATTGGCTTGGTTCACCATGAAATATTCAATTAAGTCCCAACATTGATAGCCAAAGGAACCGTCCATGTCGATACCTTTACCGTAGGTGTCGTTGTAAAATTCGCTCAAAGAACTCCATGGGCCATGTGTCGCACCAAGATAGCCATAATTTGGTTGGCTCCCCCAGTTGATATTTGCGTCATGGTTATCACCTAGCGGGTCACCGATGATTAACTTAAATCTCCATTGTGAAAGATATGCCATTTCTGGGTCAGTACAAAAATATATAGTTGCAGACTGAGGTGGATGAGTTGGGTCGTCAGCAGGTGGGGTCGTCGCACTATGCTCTTCGCCACAGACACGGACAACGGTGGCCTTGCGTTGGTTAGACCTTGATTTCTGTTCAGACGCAGTAGAAAGGATTGTATTAACTAAATCGCTCATATGTTTATATTGTATCTCATAAAAAATACCTAGGGTTTTAACCTAGGTATTTCATCTTATAACTTGCCTTGTGCTTTGAATATATCGGCTTTTCTATGGACATATGAATTGCCGCCAAGGCCGTCATATTTCGTATAGATGTCATTGAAGCGTTCAAGTTCAATTTCTGATAACTGCACGCCTCGTTCGAGGTCAGCAAGGTATCTAGTTAAGAAGTTTTTGTATTGTTCAAGTTGCATCTGTTTGATTTCTTCAGCGTTCGCATCGAGTCTAGTCATTATATTTCGATTTGACTCGTCTATCTTGTCGTTGACTGGTTTAAGCAGGCTATATGCCCACTTTTGCATGATAGAGCTTGCAAACTTAAATATTACAAGCCCTCCCGTAATTACACCAGCCACTACTGAGATGAAAGCTGTAATATCTTCCACCGCAATGACCATGTTATTTCTTCTTCTTCATTAATTTGAAAATGAGTAGAATCTGAGAGCCAAGGGTAGCTAGAATACTTGCAAGGGCAGTACCGAAAGCGGTCATATTCTTGTCATTAAGGCTCATGATTGCAAGAATAACTTGTGGGGTGATAGCACCAGCAAGAAGCAAGAAATCACCAAGTAGGTAAGCAATCATCTTAGTTTTCTGGCTAAAATCGAAACCACTTCCGACTTCTTCGATAATGCCACTAGCTTGAGAGAGTGAAGCTTGGTAAGCATCATTAAATTGTTTGATTTTGTCGTCAGTAAGTTCAGGGGTCTTGTCCATAGGTTTTTCCTCCTCTTTAGATTTATTATCTTCAGTTTTAGGTTGTTCAACAGGTTTCATCTCTTCCACCTTAGGTTGTTCAACAGGTTTCATCTCTTCCACCTTAGGTTTTTCCACAGGTTTCACCTCTTCCACCTTAGGTTGTTCAACAGGTTTCCCCACACCTTTATCGATTAAAGCTTGAACAGCCTTCCAGTCGTAGCCTGCACTAGTTAAACGGTTAATACGGTCTTGACCGTTGCCCCATTTGTTCTGCCAGACTTCGGCTGCGATTTCTTCGTTAGGTTTTAACTGTGGTGGATTGACCCACTCAACAACTCTTGTCGTATTCATGGTTTCAGTCCAACCTGCATAGCTCACACCATAGATACGAGAGATATTGTCAATCGTGGCATTTAGCTCGCCTTCGAAATAGTCGAAAAATGCTTTATGGCGATAAGGGCTAGACCAAATCTGAACCCAATTACCAGACCTCTTAGCGATAGCGACATGGCCATAATTGCCAGTTCCACCAGTCCACCAGATTGGGACAAAGCATCCATCTGGAAGATTACGGTCTTGGTGTTTCGTGTTGTTCCAGTTCCATGCGATTTGGGCAGATGCTGCGAACGGTGCGACATTAAATGTCCTCTGTGCGACAGCTAGACACCACAAGAACCAGTCGAGTAGCGGTTTGCCTTGATAATAAACAACTAACTTCTTATCATCTAGGTTCGGGTAGATTGTTTGCTTCCAGCTCATTTTACCTCCTCAACGACTGCGACGATGAATACGCCCATAGATAACAGGTAAATCACAATCGCAGGAAGCAATAATCCTGCCTGACCAATAATCAGCCAGAAGTTGATGTTCAAGATTAGGAAGCCACCCCAGAATAACGCCTTGAACCAGTCGATATTATTATTTTTTTTCTTCTTCATAGGTTTTCTCCTCGTTAAAAAAGTGTATATGAGAAAAGGCAGATATTCACACATCGTTCTTTCCTCATAGTACACCTCTTTTGCTTATTGTTTACCCTGATTAAGCTTCAGTAATTTTTGCAATCTTCTTGCGGACACCGTTTTCATCGGCTGCGACGGTGAATTCTAACTCAACAGTAGTTTCATCAGAACGAGAAATGTTATTTGGAACAGTCGTCACAAAAGCGTTCTCATAAAGGTGCCACTCACGAGTGCCGTCTTTCTTGCGGAACGGGGCAAGGATGGAGACATTGAATTCACGGAATTCGTTAGTCACTTCCCAAACCTCAGCTGTAACCTTCTTGCGGTAGATGATGTTTAGTTCTTGACCAATCCAGTCTTTACCAACCAAGATAAGACCGAGTGATTTATTGCCAAGGTAGTCTGAAGTTAATACCTGGAATTTGTCAGAGTCGGTAGTAGCGTTGATGGTTGGGATTGGGCTGTTTACACGGACGAGGTCACGAGAATTACCAGCACAACCTGGGGTCTGAATATAGACATAACCACAGTCGCTTTCGACCATATCAGAGAGCTGGATGAAGCCGTAGCCATCGAGTTCAGGGTTGATAGTCTTAGCATTACCAACAGTACGGGTGACGATGTTGAGAACACCGAATTCAGTGTCATCAGTCTTACGAAGAGTTGGGTTGATGTATTTGAGGTTCTCAGACCATTTGTTAGCAGTTAAGTTAAAGGTGATAGAACCAGATTGTGGGTCATATTCAGAAGTAGAACAAGCACCTTCAATCACATCGAACGATTGGCTGTCGCCAAAGGTATCAAGACATGAGAGCAAGATAGTGCGATTAAGTTCGAGGTCTTCAATGCTCTCGTAGAAAGCGATAGAAGAGACACCAACATAATCACCGACCTTGATATTAGTGCCGTCGATAACGAAGCGAGCCTTAACACCGATAGTTGATGGAGTCCAACCAGTACCAGTTTCAGTAGGGGCCTTTGAAAGGTCGAACTGGACAGGGTAGAGGTATGAACCATTACCACCCTTAGTAGCGTGGACAGTCTTTGAAAGAGCATCAAAGTTAGTCCAACCACCTTCTGCGTAGTCAGTTAAGTTAATAGTCACCTTATGGTCACCATCTGGGAGCAAGACATAAGCAGTGATGATGCCAGTTGCGTAGAGGGTAGTATCAAAGGTCTTTTTGAAGTCACCGATAGTGACAGCAGCTTTAGCCACAACGGCACCTTGGTAAGTACCAGTATTGTAGCAGGTATTCTTGCTACAGCCGAAAGCATCAACAGGGGTGTTGGCTGCGTTGTAGAAAGCACCTTTAAGGTTAGCATTAGATGCTGCGGTATTGTTGCGAGTGTCAATCTTTGCACATGAAGCGAGAGAGTCAAGTACAGAGATGGCAATCATGTCATCGTTCTTCAACTTACCCATTTGGTCTTGTCGAATTACGAAGCCTTTTGAGTCACATTTAGCCATGTTTTTCGTTTTTCCTTTATGTTAATAATTATTATTCTTGGTTTGCGATTGAAGCTGACAAACGGTCAAAGCCTCGTTGCATTTTTGGGGTAAGATTGCCAGCGTCTTGGACAGCTTTTAATCTGCGAGCGACAACAGCGTTGGTTGCCTTATGTTCGGTGGCTACTTGCGTTTCCTTCTGGGTAGCAGTAGTCTCGGTGGTTACATTTTCCGCCATATAAGAGAACTCCTTATTGTTTAATCTTCTGGGATTAAAAGGTGTCGATACTAGTCTTATGCTAACACAGTTCTTGAGAATATTTTTTAGAGTGGGTATAATAAGTATAAAAGGAAAAGGTAAACGCTTTAATCATGGTTGTAGAACGAACACGAGATGAGATATTAGCTCACGAAAACGACAAAGAATATATGGCCAACCGTGTTGATTGGGTTAAGGGGAAAATCCTAGATGTCTCAGATTACCGTAAAATCTCAGTTGATTCAAATGAAGAGTTGATGATACTTGCAAAAATTGGACAGCTTATGGCAGATGAAGTCGTACCTGGGGCGAAGCTGTTTTTCACCCAGTCAGTACTTGTTGGGGCTGCGATGCTTAGTCGAGAATTGGCAGATAAATTCGGATTAGACTTTGAGAAATACCGGTCTGTTTTGATGGTCACCCCAACTCGTTATGGCAAGCTCTGTCATGACGATACCCCAGTATTAACCACAAAAGGCTGGAAGAAACATGGGGATTTAGAGCCTGGGGATGTTATTTTCCACCCCTCTGGTAAACCAACTGTGGTTGTTAGTAAGACCCCTAAAATGGATGTTAATTACAAAGTGGTATTTGACAATGGTGAAGAGATTTATACCCATGCTAATCATGAGTGGCAAGTTTATCTAGGAAAATCAAAGGTATCTCGTGTTGTAGAGACTAGAGAGTTAGACGGAGTAAAGAAGAACGCTTATTTTGTCGACACCACTGAGCCTTGTAAGTTCATCACAAACAACCAACCTTTTGACCCGTATCTATTCGGATGTTGGTTGGGGGGAGCGCCGATAGACACCGATGGTAAAAAGATGACTAAAGCATACGGTGGCTATAACAGTAAGCATATTCCAGATATTTATAAATACGCTTCAACGATAGAACAAAAATTACTCTTAGCTGGGCTAATTGACACCGTGGGTAGAGTAGACGGACATGGGGTTATCACAGTTAAGGTGTCGCCAGAAAGAGTCGCTAACGACCTCTCAGACATCTTGACTGTAATGGGCATAGACCATAGTAAGGTCAAACCTACCCTTTTTGGGCGGAAGACGCATTATAAGATTAGCTTTTCATTACCATATAACATCCCTACTTTTCGTTTTAGGCGGTTCCAGACCGCCCCTAAAAAAAGGATTGGTATTGTTAAAGTAGAGAAGGTTGAAAATGCAGGACAAGGCAATTGTATCATGGTTGACTCACCAGACGGTATGTATCTTGTCGGTAAGAGCTTAATCCCAACACATAATTCATTTCTTAATGCGTTCATTGCTATTGCTAACGCTGCTTTAGGTGGAAAGGAAGTGCGTATTGGTGGTGCGACCAGAGACAAGGCAGGGCTTATTCAGGAAAAGGTGGTTAGTCTACTACCTACTGCCTCTAAAGAAATCCAAGACGGTCTAGTAATCACAGATGACGACGGTGATGTCAATAAAAAAGTCCAGCGTCTTGCTACACAAGCCTCAAAGGAAGCCTTGGCATGGAAATCAGGTGGGTCGATTAAATTGTTCTCGACCAATGAAACGAAAAAAAGTGCAGACATCGCTGCTGCTGGTGCGGTCGGTGTCGGTGGTGATGTGGTATTGCTAGATGAAATTCAGATTATGTCACCAGTCGGTTTTCGTACTGCCTCTCGTTTCTTCATGGAAAATAACGACACTAAGCGTTTTTGTGTGGGTAACCCACAGATTAACGGGCATTTTAGAGACCTTTATGACGACCCCACCACATTTGTTGTTCACATGAACGACTCTTCTGCAATTATTGAAGGGCGTATGTCGAGAAGACAAATGGAACTTACTGGTATGCCGACATATTCTAATGAGTATAGGGCTTTTGTGACCTGTGAGTTCCCCCCAGATAATTCAGGCAACCGTTTCTTCACTACATTACCATCAGTTTATGATAAAACTGCTTTTCCTACCCCGTCACAGAAAATATCATTTATGGGTATCGACTCTGCATATAAAGGTGCAGACTCACTCATCGTCACTATCGTTACCCTTAACATCTCACCAGAGCGTATTTGGGTGTCATTAGACTATCAAGAAGATATGAAGACCCGTTACCCAGTTTGGGACGACACAATGACGACCCTTAATATCTGTTTAGATGTATTGAAATTAGTTGAAAGATATGGAATAGAGAGAGTCTCAATCGATATTGGTATGGGTGTTCAGCTATATGAGACATTACTAAGACTTTCACCTGACCTAGACATCGAGCCAGTAGCTTTCGGTTCATTACCGACCGAGTGGCGAGCTGAAACAGATTTCAATGCGAAGTGGGCATTAAATAAGCGTGCTGAGATGCACCTAGATTTGAAAGAACTCTGTGAGTCTCAGATGATGTTTATTGCCCCAGAGTATTATGATGATTTGATTAAACAAATTCGAGAAGTAGGCAATTCAGAGCAAGGGCAGAAGATTAAGATTGAAGCGAAGAAAGAGATAAAACGCCGTCTAGGACAGTCCCCAGATGCACTAGACTCATTATGTCTAGCTGTTAGGTCATTGGTCTTGTCAGGCATTTTGAGGGGCGAAAATGACGCTAGTGTAGATGATATGGTGCAGGTTTATGGTGGACAGTAATATTATCCGTGATTTTCCAGAGTTCATGGAAGGGACAAAATTCTATATTAACCCTACATTGTCTTTATATTTTCCACCTCTGTCTAAAGAAGAGTTCAGCAAAAAACAGAGGGAATTAGGCAAGAGAAAAACCAAGCCAAGCTGGCCTAAAGGTAAGCCTCGCCCGAACTCTTCAATCGCTGCTAAGAGGCAATGGGCTGAGCCTAACGCTAGAATTCGTCAAGTGGTTGTCGCTCGCATGAAAAATGGTGGAGCTTCAGAAATGGCCAAATCAGTCACTAATCGAGATTATGTAACAAAGGCTACTACTGAGCGTAATATCAAGAGACAGAAGTGTATCAAAATGATGAAGAAATACGGTCTCGACACCCCTAACTTTGGGCGTATGTCTGATGATGCTTTAAATGCGTTATATGAAGATTTAGCCCAATGGGCAATTTAATTAAGACGTAAAAAAAACGATAAATGGTGGGCTCTATCGCTTTTCTTGTGTTTATAGTATTACAAATCCCCCTGTATTGCAAGGGGGATTTTGTAATTGTGTGTTTTCTTGCTCTTAGCTAGTTAATTAGACTAACTTTGGGTTGAGGGTTGCCTTTGGGTAAAGCTGACCAACGACACCAGAGTTGACATAATTATCAAGACCGCTGAGGACAAGGCTATCACAGATAGAAGCAAGCTTAACATTGTTGATTAAGATTAAGCCGTTCCAGTCAGTAACAACAGTCGAACCAGCAAGGTGCATAGATACACAGTGGCCACCACAGTCGTCTTGAGAGTCGATACGCTTGATGTATGGGCCTGTTGGGGTGTAAACAGTCTTAATACCGACCTTGCTTGGGTCAATCAACCAGACTGAGGTAGTGTTGTCAGAAAGGTCGACATCGACGAAGCGAGAAGCTACGATTGGCATGCCACGGTAAGAAACAGTGTTTCCTACAAGCTTCCAGTCAGAGAACGGGTCAGCTTTGAGGTAAGTGCGAACTTCTTGGCGAAGAGTTGGCATCAAGATTGGGTTGATAGCGATAACATAGCCACCAAGTTCACGACCCATAGCCATCAAACGGCAGTCAGCCATCATGATAGACTCAAGAACACCAGCTGAACCATCAATCTTGAGGGTACGAGCATCAGCGAGACGAGACAACAGACCGTTAAATGGACGGAGAGCATCACCGTTAGTTTGAGTGGTACCTAAGATGAGGTTGCGGTCAAAGATGAACTTAGCATAACGAGCTACGAATTTAGCACGCTTGGCTGCGAAAGACTTGCCGTACTCAGTAAATGGGTCACGAGTGTCTTGTGATTTCTGGAAGACAGCGCTTTCAAGCATCTCATCGAGTGAAGAGCTGACGCAGTCTTTCACACAGAGTTCGTGTAGGTCAAGCTTGTAGCGTGAGCCTTCAAGGCTTGGAGTACCAACACAACAAGTGCTACCAGCATCGTCTTTACCGACTAGGGTGTCGTTAATGACAAATGGGGTCTGGAAGTAATATTTTTCACGACCAGTTTTACATGGGTCGATGAGGATTTCAGTCTCGTTTGCAACACCGTTGTTAAGAAGACGGGCTACAAGTGGGTCTGAACCGTCGTTAGCGTGGCTAATGACAGATTTTGAGTTATCTGGCTGAATACCTTTGGTAACAGCACCGATAGCGTTGGTTGACGCTGCAAGTTGCATTGCTTCATCGGTGGTAATGGCATTCTTGCCAGAGAAGATTTCATTTGGGTTCATTTGGCTTATTGCTCCTTATTGAGTTCAGCAAATGCAGCTGTATAGGCATCTACTTCCTCAGTTTTATTTTTCTCTTCTTCAGGTGTCGTTTTACCACCCTCATCAGCCGTTGGGGCATCAGAAGCAGCCATGGCGAGAATACTGGTTAAGCGTTCCTCGGTGGCAAATGCTTTTTCTGCTTTTACGGTGAGTTGGGCTTTCAAATCGGCATTTTCTTCTTTCAAAGAAGCGTTTTCGGCTTTGAGGTTTTTGATTTCTGCTTCGATTGCAGAGAGTTTGTCCTCTTCTTCAGAAACAGCTTCTTCTTTTACCTCTTGTTCTGCCTCTTCGGCTGGTTCGGCTGGTTCAACCTCAGTAGCTTCGACAGCTGGCGTTTCCACAGCTTCAGTCTCAGCGACCTCAGTAGCAACCTCAACATCTGGGCCTGCAGATGCGTCGACCTGTTCGAGGGCAGGGGCTTTGAGTTCTTCATTTTTCTTCATAGAAAACTCTTTTTCCTTGATTAGGTTAATATCGGTTGAACCTGCATTTTCCAGCAAACCGTCTTTGTAGGAATTTGCAGATTTAGGGGCTAAACAAACAGCGTAGCCTTCAATCTTAAGGTCGTCAACGAGAGGGACAAGGTATTTACCTTGAGACTCATCGCCAGTCACTTTTTCAGCGGTGGCGTATTCATCAGCATTAACAAACATTTCGACTGATAAGGCAGTACGGTTGTTCATTTTTAACAAATCTTTGACGGCATATAGCTCTTGGTCGAGCTTTACATTGACATCGATTGCGTATCGACCATCTTCAAGTTCAACTAAGCGTAAATCTTTCTTAGTGAACAATCCGAGGTCAATAGACCTATTGTGGTCTTTATCAATTGTGCCGACAAAGTCATCAGTTAAGCTTTCGTACCATTTCTTCAACACTCCTTTGCGAATAACGGCATAAGCCATTGGTTCGCCAGTAAAGAAGCCGTTGTCCACCACCACACCTTCGTCGATTAAGCGACACCAGTTCTCACCTTCTGTTTTAAGAGATGATGAGAAGTTGGCACCTTCAAGACTGAATTGTCTTGGAAGTGGTTCACTAGTCCCCACTTCATAACGACATTTTTTGTCCCATTTAGACTTAATCTTCTGTCTCATGGTGGTGTTTTCTTTGGCACGAGAAGCTGTTGTCCCAGACGGAAGTGTCATTTTATTTTTCCTCCAAAATCTTAAATGGGTTGTATAACGCATAAGGCTTCGCACCAGAACAGGAAGCACATTTAGTCACGGTGTAATCTACACCATTGGTTTCTAAGGTCTGTTTCAAATCACTGGTTAAGAGTGACTTTTGTCTGACATCGCCAATCTCGCCTTTGATTAGACGAATAAGGGTGTCATCCACGGCCTCATAAACCTCACCTGGCATAAATGTCACACGAGAATTAACAACACTATTGCCATCGGCAGATGTCTTATAAATCATGCGAGGGATTGCTCCTTCGATAAAGTCATGTAGCTTAAATAGCATATGTGTTGTATCGTCCTTCCAGTTCTTATTTAGTTGCGTTTTTGATGAGGTTGCGTAGATACTCTTGAGTTTCATTTGAGGTAGTCGCTGGGGCTTCCTCAATCATTTCATCTACGCTTTTTGCCATTTCGATATGTTCCTCAACAGCGTTTTCGACTTCTTCGACAGTCTCTTCGACAGCTTCATCAGTGTTTTCAATAGGGGTAAGATTTTTAACTTCTTCTTCTTTAGCCATGATGGTTAATTCTCCCTATTAAGCACACTTGTTAAGTTCTTCGTCAGCCTTGATTTTGTCGGTTTCAGCTGGAACTGCATCACCTGCGGTGACAGTAGCAACAAGACAAAATGTGCAAGAGTTGCCGTTGACCTTGTAGTAATTGGTCTGTTTCTTGTTGACGCTATCGGTGAAGTGGATTAAATCACCATTATCATCAAGTCGGCGCTGAACAGCGTAAGCACGAGAACCAGTAAGGGTGATATCGCCACCTTCTGCTTTCAGCACTAGAGTCTTTGTATAGACTTTCTCTGCCATATTATTACCTTTCGTTGTTGTTAATATTACTAGCTAAGAGGGGTCGATACTACTAGGCACATCATAGCACAGATTATTTTGTTTTATTTTTTTCTGTACCAAAGATAATATAGTCTGACCAGTCTTTTCTGTCTGTCCAGAGCCTACCTTTTTCCCCAATTTTTCGACCAATCGCCCAAACAGCGGTAGAGAATAATATATTCCCTTGGGCATTGTGTTGCCTGCGAATAACATATTGGGTACGGCACTTGCCACACTCAATAATCTGGGTTTGGTCGCCAGTACCTTCGCCAACAACAGTGAAGCATGGGTTTTTGCAGATAGAAATTCGACCTTCTTTATTCACATAAGCAGACTGACAAATCATGCGACGAGTCTTCTGCTTATATTTGCCGAAGTCCATTTCGCCATCCACGATTTTAAGAGGATGAATATGGAACTTACCATTTTCAGTTCGTGCCAAGGCTTCATCGTCCATAGGGACATTAGAGGCGGAAGTCATTATTTGTCCTTCTTTGGTTCTTCTTGTGCCTCTTCTGGTTCGTCAGTCAAGCCTTCACCACTGTTCTTTTCCTTACTGGTCAAGACCTTTTCTAGGCTATCACCGTCGATATTGGTGTCTTTTACAGTATCATTTTCAATTAAATGAATAAGATGGAGAGCAGATGCACCATCGAGAGACGAGGTCATGGTTGAATAGGCGAACTTATCTTCGACTAATTCAGCACGCACGAATTGCCAATCGTGAAGTGAGGTATTGTAGTGAAAACGGTAAACCTTCACCTGTGGGGTCAAAGTAGTGTTTTCAAAAGCTTGAATTACAGCACCACCAAATGCGAATAGAATATCAGTTCCTGGGCGAAGACCAAGCGTGCCAGCTGGTACAGTCTGTTTTGCATAACGGTTAGCAGTTAAGCGACGAGGGTCGATAACCTTTGGTTGAGTACGAGCAATGCTTTTGAGCGTACCGTTTGGGTTAAACTCAATCGCACCTTCACCGATTTGTTCTTCCATGTAGCCATCACGGCCTACTTCGTTAAGCTTAGACATAGCTTCTTGTCTAGCACGGATTTTGTTGTAGTTCTCTGGGTCGTAAACATTTACAGTTCCAGAGATTGGTTCTGCTTTATCAGCATCACTTAATATTTTTTGTAGTACTTCTGGGCGAATTGCCATACAGATATATTTCCTTGTTTAGATGTCGTATACCGCTATCATACCATAAAAGGTTTATCTTTTAATCAGTTTTGTAAAAGACCTGTCAAGTCGGTCGGTAAATTGACCTGGGCCAGTAGAACTGACCACATCTGTGATTAGTTTTTTCTCACCGTTAGGGTAAACTATCACACCGATAATCGGGCGAGGCAGTTGGATTGTACCTTCTAATGCTTGGTTCGCTCCGTCACTCGAGCCAGCTGCCAATGAATATGACAAGACAGTATTAGGGCGATAATTCGACAGACTATCTTCTGCATTAGCTTCAATAGCAGCTGAGTCTGTTAGTAAGCGTATTTCTTTACCGTCAAGGTGTAATGTCGCATTTTTAATGATTGAATTAGATGCGTAAACAGATGAGAGTTTTAAGTGGAATTTAATTTTATTTCTTCTAAGTTCATCAAAGCTATAAGTGAACTCTTCAATTATCGGTGGCCTATCACTTGTGATGTATCGATAAGTAGATGTTGCAGAGAATTGCTCTTTTGAGTTCTTTGTCCTAGACTCAACAAAAATGGTTGAACCAAACGGCAAATCAGGAATAGTAAAACTCTGTGTTTGTAGGTTAGGTGTTAAGTTGCCCCACTCAGACCAATGCGACCCATAATCAGAAGAATATCGATATTGTGGGGTCAATTCTAACGCTTCCCCACCTAGCGACAAAATCGTAGCAGTTAAGGTCGTTGTCACCTTATTATTCACTAGTTCATTATTGATGAATTTGACTTCCGTCGTTTCTGGAAGAGTGATAACCTCTTGATACCCAGCAAAGCTTGACCAATCATCGCCACTCTGAGCGTTAAACTTAGTAGCCGGACTATAGGCATAAACACCTAGATAATACTTCGTATTTGATGTGATTGTAAAATCTGGATT